AGTATGTAAAGAAGATAACACTTGCTGTAATGAAGCTAAAACAGTCAATGAATGATGTTGTTTATTTCGATACAACCGGTGAATTTAATAAATATTTTTATGGAGCTTTACGAATTAAACCAGATAAACAACCAATAGGCAGAGAAAATTATAAAAATTTTAAACATCAGCTTTATTTTTATTTCATTAAATCAATCAATAACGGTACTTTATCTGTTGAATGTAAGTTTCCTAATGATGAATTAAAACAGGAATTACAGCATGTTAAGCAAAATAAATATTCAGAGAATAATAAACTTGAAATCATTTCACGTAAACAGATAATTGAATCTTTAGGCCGGGATATTGATTTAGTAGATTTACTTTCTTATAGATTCTTTGCAGTTCTAAAGGGAATGGGATAAAATGTGTATAAAGTTTTGTTATTCTAATTATTTAATTGTAAATTTGTACTAGTTTATCTAAAACTAATTGACAAAATGAATATATTAGATAGTTTAGTAGAATTAAGAAAGCAGCAAAAAATAAAACAAAAAATAGCAGCAAAACATTTAGAAGTTAATGATGATACAATGAGTCGATATGAAGCTAAAAAAAGAAAAATGCCACATGATTTATTAGTAAAATATGCCAACTATCTTGGATATGAAATAAGATTATTAAAAAAATAACTTAAACTAAAATATTATGAAAGTAATTAGCTAATGTTAATGATAAACGCAGTATTATGAGATTAGAAATACAAAAAATTGTAGACAGATACAATAAAGGAGAACTAACAAAAGGTAAAATGCAAAACGAAATATTGCGTTTATCTATTGTTAGAAATAACGAAGTGGCGGTTTGCGAAATTTGCAACGAACATATCTTAATGACTAATGGGACTTGCCCAGATTGCACAATTACCTTATGTACACCGTTGAATGTATGTGTAGTACAGCCTTGCACATATTTTCAACTTAAAACTAAACTTAATTGGCTGTATTACATATACATATTGTTATAAACTTTTATTAGCGATGGCAAAATCATTTAGAATACAATTCAGCGAGTGTTTGCAGAACAAAACTGCGGAATTAATGAATACGAAAGAAACTGAAAAAGTAGAATTTAGACCTAACACTAAGGGAATAGAAAGCATGGAGGTTAAGCAGGTTTATTTCTGCAATAAGTACCTCAAAAGATGTTCTTCAAAAGTATGCTTGAAAGAGCGGTGCGAGGGCTAATTGTTTATAACAGTGGAGTAAACTCACAATGAATATTTAGAAGATCAATTAAAAAAACTTTAAAATAATTAGAATGAATATAACATTTGATATAGAAACAACCGGATTAGTTCCTAAAGGATTGCATTGGAAAACTGATTACATGCAATTTCCTTATATAGTGCAGATTGCCTGGAAAAGATCAGATGAACTTAATGTAAATGATTATATTATTAAGTCTGAAGGCTACGAAATACCAATTGAATCAACTAAAATACATGGTATAACAAATGAAATAGCTAATAAAACGGGTGTTGATTTTGGATTAGTTTTTTTAGAATTTATTAAAAATTGTTTAATAGCTGATAAGATAATTGGTCATAACATTTATTTCGATACTTCAATAATTAAGGCAAATTATTTAAGATTATATAATAATAGTAATGTTGATAGTCTTATTTTTGCTCTACACAAAAATAAACGAATAGACACAATGATGAAGACTATTAAGTTTTGCGGCCTTAAACAAAAAAATAGTAATAAACCAAAGTTTCCAACACTTGAAGAGCTATATTTTAAACTATTTAGTGAAACATTTGAGGCTCATAATGCTGCTAATGATGTGATAGCTACTGAGCGTTGTTTTAATGAACTTGTAAAACTTAAAATAATATAAAATGAAAACAAATTACAGAGAAATTGAATTTAGCGCTGGCGAAACTATTGATAGATAAAGATTGAATGATGAATAAAGGATTAGTAAAAATTAGCAATGAATTATATGTAAATGATTGGGAACGATTATGTATTTTTATGAAAGATTTTCGCCCAACGCATATAGAGTTTAGGCATTGGGAAAATGATACTTGGTATATGTATGGAGTTTCAAAAATGTTTGATAAACTAAAAGAGGGCGATGCTGTGCCACAGTATGACGTAATTTTTACGCAGCACGAAAACAAGGATATAACTTATGAATTTAAACGGGTGTAGCCTTGCATATAACGTTGGTATAAGAATAGTAGCCGTAAATACGCAGAAATATTGATTGAAATACAATAGTTTAATAATCGATAATAGCTCTAAAAAGACCACATAGCAGGCTATTATTTTTACAAATTGTTATGTGGCATTGTGTGATATGAGTATTCAAATGTACTTTATAAACGAAACAAAAAAACAAGTTGTTGACACCAAAAAGCTTTATGGAGATTTTGAAGATAAACAGCAATTGTTATGCTATATAAATTTATGCCAAGGAGATACTATTAGAACTGAATTTGAAAATAGCTCTTGGATTGAAAATTGGATGTATGAAAATATGTATCCAGAATATAAGCAAATAAAGCTTTATGAGTTTGAAATTTATCCAGACGATGATTTATTTGACAATAAAGAATTTGATAGATTACGACAAGTGGTTAATGCCCATAACGGTTTGCATAAGAATTGAAGCCGACACTACAACGTTAATTTGAAATAATAAGCTTCCAAAGGCTTTTATTTTTATGCGTTGTTATACACTGGCGTTTAATCACTTACCTACATTTGGAACACGAAAGTAATAATTATTTTCTTAGGGAGGGGTTATTTTCTATAATTTTTATTTGTATATGTCGTATATATGTTATATATTTACAGAAACAAATTTAATACTAAGATTATGGAAGATATTTTTGAAGTTGAATATGCGCTAGGACATAGTGATATTTGGAATAGATTAGAGGTTTTTGGTTTAGGATTTCACAAAATGGAATCGGCTATCAAGTACGTAAGAAGCACTTATGATATAAAAGGAATTGTAAACCTAAGATTGAGATTGAAAAACAATAGTGGAAGTATTTCTGAATGGGATAATTTTTAATAACATGAGCAAATATAGACAAAGTGCAATGGCGTGGTGGAACTATGACCTTGCAAAATTTGAGCAACAAGAATTGTGTGATAAATACTATGAAAATAGAAAAGCACATGCGCTAACTGGAAGTGAAATTGAAAAAATGTGGAAATGCGAAAACTAATAGATATACCAGAAGAAAACAAAGTACTTGAAAAGCTTCAAATACTTGCAGTAAAGGCAAAAAAAGACCTTAAAAATTATATACAGGACTTACTTGTAGAACATGTGCGAGGGCAAAAATAATTATGGCAAGTTTGCACAGGTGTTGATTAAATGAACGAAACTTTCTTACGCTTGTGTATAATGTTGGCAATAAGAAATGTATGGGATTTAAAGCAGTAGCCTATCCGCATACATTGAATCAAATTAAAGGTACAGCTGCACAATTTGGCACAAACACCCATATATTTTTTATTGTGTGTTACCGCCAGTTAATATTTTAATCAAAATGAAAACTGAATTACAAGAAATTATCCTAATTGCAAGATGTATCAAAGAGGAAAACCGAACTTCTGAAAGATTAAAATCGCAATGTGATAGAATTGAGGATTTGTCAAATGTAGTTGATAGTGAAAATTACTGCAAAGAGAAAAACGATTTTCGTAAATGCTCAATATTTAAAAAATCACAATACGGATGCACAATGTGTGAAATGTTTATCCGTACGTCTTAATTGGCGGTTCAGATAAGATACGTTGCGATTTAGAAAACAAATGTTCAAATACAAAATAAACTTAATATGAAATACTTACGTAACAAATTAGCACAATTTAAGCAATGGATTTTATCTATTGTTATGGCAAGTATTTATTGTGAAATAGATGGAATAAAATATAGGATAGGCGACAAGGTAAAGGGAGAATTTGCGAGTTGGGATGATTCAGAATATGGAATTGTCTGTTTTGGCGAGTTTGACGCATATTTCCCAACTGGGGCGCATGAATGGGCTGGGGCTTATGGTTTTTTTGTAAAAACAAATAAACATGAAGAAGGATACTCTTTAACTCAAATACGTGTAGTGGGTAAATATTTGCCATGACGGTAATAATATGAATCTGTAAAAATACTAAATATGAAACTTAGAAAAATAAAATAATACTATGAAAAAAAAACAGAAGACAAAAATTATTTAGAACAATTCTAAATAAATTAACGAAATAATTTGCTATTTCGTTTTTTTTGTTTTAGTTTTGCTTATATTTATTTAGTCTAAATTAAAATAAGCATTATTAAATGCGTAAAATACTAGAGGTTATTGCGTATATATCTATTATCCTTATACTTCCTGCTATACTTATATCTATTTGGTATGATGTTTATTTAGGTTTTCAAATCATTGGGACCTTATTAACTATTACTATATTTTGTTATTTACCTAATAAAATAACAGAATGGAAATAAAATTATTTGATAAGATAGATAATATTACCACAAAATCATTTCAAGAAAGAAATATAAGTTGGACTCCAAATTCATCTCAATTAAATTTATTAAGTAATCAAACATCAATAACAAAAAGCGATACGGTATTACTTGATATGTTTAATTCAGTTCCGGAATTATCATCACCAATTAAGTATTGCGCTAATTTAGCTGCAAAAATACCATATAAAACAGTAAGTTATAATACTAAAGGTGAAGAAATACCAATAAAACTACCTGAGATAGATAAGATATTGGATAAACCAAACCCTTATCAAAGTTCAACAAATTTTTTACGAACGACATTTATAAATTATTTATTATTTGGCGATAATTATACGAACATGCATAGAGGCATTGGAAGTATGAAGTTTGCAAATCACCTTTATTTATTACCTGTTAAGTATGTTAATATTATTTTTGATAAGATGTTATATGATAAAGTTGATCCTAATGTGGATTTTCGAGATAATTATATAAAATATTACCAACTTAAATATGGGATAAATAACGTTAAAAATATAGCCCCTAAAGATATAAGTCATTTTAAAGATTCTCAACTTAATTTTGATGATGGAGCCTATGCTTATGGGCAGTCGAGGGCTTACTCGGCTATCATGGCTACAAAGACAATCAAAGAAGGTTATGAGACTAAATATCATTTTTATATAAATCGTGGAGCTTGGGGCATGTTTATTAATAACGATCCTGATGGTGCTATATTGGACCCTAAAGAAAAGCAAAGAGTAATAGATGATTTTAAATATAATTATGGTGCAAAAAAAGGAGGAAGCCTTTTTAAATTTATGAATCATAATATGACTTATCAGAATATATCACCTGATTTTGGAAGCCTTAATATAAATGAAAATAACGAAGCAGATTTTAGGGCAATATGTAAAGCAATAGGAGGTTTTCCCCCTTCTTTATTAATGGATAACCGAGTTGCCTTGTTAAGGAATGGAGCTGAAACGCTTAAGCAATTATATAACTCTATAATTCAGCCGATGGTTGAAGATTATAGAGAAACGCAATCTATTGATTTCGGATTAGCTGAAAATAATAAATGGATAGTTCCTGATTATAGTAAAATAGAAGTATTACAAGAAAATTTAAGTACCAAAGAAGATATATTAACAAAGCAAAATAATAGGATGTTGGCTTTATATAACGAAGGGTTAGTTACCGGAGATGACGTTTTAATATCCCAAGGTTTAAAACCAACAGGTCGAGGATTAAAATCAAAAGAAAATAACAATGAAAACTAAATTGACAAAAGAAGAAATTGAAAAAATTAAAAAGCTTGATAAGAAAAAGAAAAAAGCTTTAAATGAGGGTAAAATAATTAAAAAATAAAGCTATGAATTATATCATAAAACAATTTCCAGACAAAAAGTTTGAGACTAAAATGGATCAAACACGTTTTATTAAAAATAATTTTGATGAAATGAGACAAATCAAAATGTCTGAATATAAAACTAATTCATCAGCACTTATTGATAATATAACCACAAAAGAATATGAACCAGTAATTGAGAATATAACATCTGATATAATACATGTGAAATCTGTAATAAACTCAACAAATATTATTGATAGTCATTTAGATTTACACATGCCAGAAATATGGAATAAAACGGTTAGTGATAATCCTTATTCTTACCATTTAAAACAACATAAAGCTGAATTTGAAAATGTAATATCAAGTAAAGCAAAAAGTTATAATGAAAAAACAAATTTTAATAAAATAGGATTAGATATTGATTTTAAAACGACAATAAATATAAACGAATTTATACTCGAAAAATCTAAAATGCCATTTATGTTTGATACTTATATAAATGGTGATGTGAAGCAACATTCTATAGGGATGATTTATGTAAATATAGATTTGGCATATTATGATGAACAAAGCGAAAAGCAAATGGCATTTTTTGAAGAAATGAAAAAGAAAGCTGTTAATCCAGATGTAGCTGATGAATATGGTTATTTCTGGGTTGTTTACGAAGCTAAAAAGAGAGAGGGCAGTGCAGTTGTATTCGGAAGTAATAGCGTAACGCCTACTTTATGGGTAAAAAATTATGAGCCGTCTTTAAAAGACACTCAAAAATTATATAATGAGCCGGAGCAATCCACTCAAGAAAAAATAGAGCCGCTAAATGAAAGCACTCAAAGCAAATATGAATTTTTAAGAAACAATTTAAATTTTAAAAAATGACAAAAGAAGAGATTGAAGCTCAAAAAGTAAAAGACGAGCAAGAAAAAGCGGCTTTGCTTTCCGATATAGAAAGTAAGGTGCAAAAAATGTTAGATGATTCGAAAAAAGAATCAATAACAGAAAAGCAATTGAATAAAAAAGTTGATGAGATTAATAAGCAAATTGCTGATAATCTTGACAACGAAGGCATGAAAAAACTAAATGATTCAGTAGCCAAAATGATTGAAGCACAGGCAAAAGCTGAAAAATCAATTGAGGAAATTGGATTAGCTGTAAAAGGAATGCAAGAAAACGGCAATACTAATAAAGCTCCAAGAACTTTTAGGAAAGCCTTAGAAGAAGCAATAATGGAAAAGAAAGATGTCCTTACAGAAAAAAATGACGATAACGGTCACAGGCTATCTTTAAAAGATTATTTTACCGAAAAAGGCAATAACACCTCTCCTGTTTTCACAATGAAAGCGGTTGATATGTTAGAGAGTAATATTGTCCAATCAAATGTAGCTACTGTTCGCTTAACTGAACTTGACCCTACAAGAGTTGGAATACCTCTTACAATTTATCCTCATGTAATGGAATGGATGCCATCAAAAGGAATATCTAAAGCATATATGTCTGTGATGGTTGCGTATAGTTATTCTGATGGAGCTGGTACAAAAACAGAAGGATCAGCACCAAGTCAATCAAGCTTCTTACTTAAAACCGTTGAATTTAAAGCGTTTTATATTTCAACATATGGTACTTTATCTGATGAAACATTAGATGATCTTCCTGAAGCATTAGATGAAATTGCAATTGTATTTCCTGATAAAATTCTTGACAATATTGATGGTCAGATTTTAGGAACTGCCGGAGATGATTCAACGGCGTTGGCTGGTTTGTTTACGGCAAATAAGCATACTGATTATTCTGGTACTGCTTATGCAGCAGCTATACCTGGAGCAAATATTATTGATCTTATTGGTATTATGGCGGATGAATGCAAGGCAAATAAATATATTCCGAATGCAATAATTATGAATCCCCAGGAAGTGACTATTCTCAGTCAATTGAAAGACCTATTAAATAACTCAGTTAGTGATAGAAGAGTGTCTTTTGATAATATAGGTAGACCTGTTTTTGTAAACGGATTAAGGATTTTTGAATCAACCGGGATTACAGCCGACACAATGGCAGTTGTCGATACTAAACAATTGATAATTGGTAAACGTAAAGAAATGACATTAGAGATTCTTTATAATGGAACCGATGCCACTGAAGGACAAAAAACTGTTATTGTAAAAGTTAGAATAGCATTTGCAGTACGTGACAAGGCGGCTGTAATATATTCTGATTCTGTAGATACTGATTGGAATGCACTTATATATGTATAGTAATATGAAAAAATATACTATATTAATATTACTGATTTTTGCAGCATTAATCAGTAATGCAGCAGATAGAACATTAAGTATTAGGACTGGTTACACAGAATTAAGGCCAGTATCTTTAGATGCAAGCGACACGACAAATACTAGCGAAACAACTACTTTCACGATAGAAAATAGGCAGAAATACGCACAAAACCAAGTTTTCACAATTGGATTAGAAGATGTTTCAGGAACCCCTTCAGTAACTATTACAGCTTATGGAAAAGTAACATCAACTAGCTCATGGGTTGCAATCGGTTCGGCTATAACTTGGACCTCCGATAGTGATGACGGATCAATTACAAGTACATCGCCAATTAATTATAATTATTTGAAAGTTGAATTTGTAGCAAGTGGAGCAACTCAACAAACTTTAATTGATGTTTTCGAGGTTAAAACTAGTAACGCTTATGATATACCTGCTAATTCAGGTACATTAACAGTATCAAGGGCAACCGCCGGAACTGTAACGATAACAAGTGCTGATAATAATGCCGATGCAGCTTTAACGATTGCGGCTGGGGGAACTGGAGCTTTAACTTTAGGAGATGCAGGAAGTACAACCGCAATTACATCAAGTGATTGGGCTATTGATGCAACTGGAGCAATGACCGGGATAGGAGCTATTACATCAACAGGCGCAATAAGTGGAACAACAATTACAGGCACAGGTAAAATTAGCACGACTGCCACTACAGAACAATTAAGGTTAAATTATGATGCAACTAATTACGCAACTGCAACGGTTGCAGCCGATGGAGCATTAACAATTGCTACAGTAGATGCGGCAGCAGCGGAGGGGGACATTAATTTAAATCCAGATGGTTTGGTAGGTATTAAAACAGCCGTTCCAACAGTTGAACTTGATGTTACCGGAGCTATTAAAGCAAGCGGCACAGTAAGCGCAGCAACTTATGGTAGTGATGGTTCAATAACTGATGCAGAATTATTAACATTAGATAACGGAGCTACTACTGAAATATTAGTCGGTGGTGGCGCAGGAAGCGCACCAGTTTGGACAACAGCAACAGGAACAGGCGCACCCGTGAGGGCTACATCTCCAACTTTAGTAACCCCCACACTTGGAACTCCATCAGCAGGTATATTGACAAGCTGCTCTGGTTTACCTATGACAACAGGTGTAACAGGTGTATTACCAGTTGCAAACGGAGGCACTAATGCTTTAACAGCTTCAATAACATCTTTTAATAATATTACTGGATATACGGCTTCTGGTGCTACTGGAACTACATCAACTAATTTGGTTTTCTCTACATCCCCGACATTTACAACTTCAATTGATTTATCTGATGGAAATATTACTAATGTAGGAAATATTGAATTAGATTCAATTAAAGCTGATGGTTCAGCAATTGCTATTGGTGCAGGAACTGAGACGGTGGCAATAAATACGAGCGATTGGGATATTGGGGTGACTGGAATTGCCACAGGATTAGGCGATATTACTTCTGATGGGAAAATACTTACTACAGATACAATCGTTGCAGCTACAATGCTTTCAGATGTATATGATGTCGATGGAGCTTCTGGTGTAGTAATTGGATCGGATGATGTTTTAAGTATTCAATTATTAGGACAATCAGAAGATTTAGTTTTAACACCTTCTGCTGATACATGGACAGCAACAAGCTCAACGGGAGTAACAAGCGTTGATTATGGAACTATAAATTTAGCCACCGATGCGCTTGATTTAAGCGATGGGGATATTGCTAATGTTGGTTCTATTGCTTTAGATGCTTTAACAGCCGATGGGACTAACATAACTGTTAGCGACCCGTTGTTAATTGATACAGTTGGCTCAGTTGGTAGCTGGGGGTATACAGGCGAACATATAGTTTTGCCGGAAACATCTTCTAATACTAATGCAGGGCTTGGGATTTACAGTATGGTTGATTATTCGGCTACAGCAGGAAAAGTATTTGCTGGAACATATTCACGTGCTTTGGCAATGACAACTAATCAAACAAATCAATCAACTATTGTTGGAAGTGAAAGCCAATTTAGATTAAGGGATGTTAATATAGCTGACGGAGTACATGCTGGTCTTTGGGCTTATGCTGAACAATCAGGAACATCAGTTTTAAGCGGTAATGGCACATTTGACGCTATAAGTGCAGCAATTGAATCAGAAGCAGGGTTTTCAGTTGGAGCAACTGAACATGTAACTGGAATAACAATTGATGGATCAATAAATGCAGGGGCTACTATTAACGCAAGTGCTAATTTTTCTGGATTATATATTAAATCAAATGGTTTAGATTGGTTCGATGGCATTAAAATTACCGGGTGCGATAATGATATTAAATTGCAGAATGGAGAAGTAATTAATAATGCAACTGATGGAGTAACTAATTTAGGGAATAGTAATATACGTGGGGCAACGTGGAATTTTTGCGATGCTGCCGGAGTTGGTGGTACTGCTGCTTCTGCCGTAGCACTTGATTATACTCCTGATTTACCTGCATTACAGGCTGGATTAATGATTATGTTTGTAGCCGAGGGGGCAAATACAACTACCCTTACTATTGCCGTTGATGGCGGTACTGCCAAAAATGTATATGAACAAGCTCCAGGTGCAGCTCCAAGCGCATTAGAAGGCAGCGAAATTAATACAGGATCAGTAGTTATGGCTGTTTATGATGGAACTCAATGGGTATTAGTATCACCTGCAGGTAATTAAAATAATTAACAATGAAAGCACGAATAAAAAGTAATCAAAAAATTTGCACCGGCATAGTTGCTGACATTTTGGTAAAAGCTAAAAAAGCCATTTATTTAAAAGATGAAGAGGCTAATAAAGCAAAGATTCAAAAGATGAACGATGCAAAGAAAGCAAAAGCAGCCGAAAAGCAAAAGCAACAAAAAGGGTTTTTAAAATAAGAATAACATGGCACTGGCTAACATTATAACATATGAGGATTTTACAGGCATTTTATATTTAAATATAGGACCAACTAGCGTTATTGATTTAGCTAAACAAGCTGATTTAAATACGATAATAACCGAGTATCAACAAAAGATATTCCGGGAGTTATTTGGTGAAGCTCTTTATCAATATTTAACAGATAATGAAGATGAAGATGTTTATACAGTTTTAAGAGATGGTGAGATAGTAACTATTGACGGGTATAAATATGAATGGGTAGGTTTGAAAAAGATGTTAGCCAGTTTTGTTTATTTTTATTTTAAGAGAGAAAAGCAAAGTTTTGATTCAGATACCGGAGAAAAGAAATCGGAGACTGAAAATTCGGTTTCTTCACTCGGTAATTTAAGGGTTAAAATGATAAGGGCATGGAATAAGGGAGTTGATTATTATAAGGACGCAATTGATTACATGGATTATAAAAATGGGTTATCAACTGATTATTACCCTGAACTTTTAACTGATTGTACAAATTATGGACAATATTTATCATTAGAATAATGGGATTTAATAACATATCACAAGATACAATTTTTTACCCTACCGATGTAATATCGGCGTTGGTTACATCTATTCAAACAGGTGATAGTCCTAATAATATTCCTAAATTCTATTCAGGTCATTGGTTAGAGATAGCCAATAACTTACAAGTATTGTCACAATATAGTGTAGTTGGTAAGAAATTTCCTGCTATTTTATTGATACTTCCTACTATAAAATTTAAAGAAGTGAGTTTTAGCCCTTTTAATGAGCTTAGTTTCGATATGTATATTATTGATGAATCAGATCGAAAATATACATCAGATGAGAGACTAAGTAATGTTTTCAAAACTTCTTTATATCCAATTTATAATTCATTTATGGCAAAAATGGAAGTAAGTAATTGGTTTTGGAATAATAAACAAGAAATAGAACATGATCATGAAGACCTTTATTATTTAGGTGCTGAGGATACAAAACAAAACAAACTCAATCTTATTGTCGATGCAATTTATTTGAGCTTTAAAAATATTAACGTAAATAAAATTTAAAAAAATGGGATTTAATCAATTACCGAACACAGATGATGTCACGCCTATTGGTACTAAGGCAGGGCGTGTAGCTGAAAAAAAGCTTCATGCAAAATGGATGTTACTTGTGCCAAAAGGAGCAAATATAGCAACCGCAGCGGCGGCTATATTAAAAGCAACCTATTCAACAGGGTTATTACAAACTACTGGAAGATGGTATAAAACACCTTTAATTGTAGAAGGTGCAGAAACTACAACAGCAGCAGAAAAGAAAACATTTACAAGCGGTCAAATCAACACCTTAAATGATGGCGAATATGGATTTGACTTTATGTTTAATGTTGAAAATGCTGTAATGAACAATCTTTTCACTCTTAATAATAAAGATTTCGATCTATATATTATTTGGAATGATAATATTATTGAAGGTCGAACAGATGCAACGGGAACTATTTTTTACCCTTTGCGAGTTGCAGACTTTTCGATTGATCAAAAAACTATTCCTTTTAATGACATTATGGTTGTCAAAGGAAGCGTTTCATTTAGTAATAAATCAGATCACGAGCAGTATAATAAAATTCTTAAGCCAACGGCTTTTTTATTTGATGAACTTGAATCAGTAAGAGAGGTTACAATTGCAGCAACGGCAACAGGCGCATTATATAACGTAACAGTAACTGTTATTGATGAATCAGGAAATGGCGTTGCTAATTTAACAGAATCTTTATTTACTGTGACCGGCGGAACTACTTCGGTATTTTCAGATGATGGAGGCGGAACTTATACTTTTACAATGACAGACGGAACGGCAACGACTTATAATCTAGTCTCAGCGGCCTTAGTTTATGCAGGAATAGATTATGAATTTATCGAGAGTAAAGGAGTAACAGGAAGTGTAACCCCAGCAGTAGCATAATGATAGTATTTGATAAGACCGGCAAAGAACATAATATCACACTTGGAATAAAAGGCAAGTGTACTTTAGAGAAATTTAAAGCAATCTTTCATAATGTTCCATTTGATTATGAAAAGATTTTTGTTCAACTCGGTGGTAAAATAAAAGATAATGGAAGTAATACAGATACTATTGACAAATCTAAAGAATCTAAACCTTCAGGAAATAGAAGCAAGGGTTCTAAAGAAAAATGAAGCGGAGTTGATTGATGAAAATGTAAACCAACTAAAAAGGGGTGAAGATGCTAATGGTGGTAAGTTTCCTGAATATGCAAGCCAAGATTATTATAAAGGTAAAGCGGCTGAGGGGCTTTTATTCAATGCTGGAAAGCGTTATAACTTTTATTTAGAGGGTGATTTTACTGAAAAGTTCTTTTTAAAACAGAATAATAATAATTCTGAGATAGATTCCAAAGATAGTAAAAGAGATAAGCTGGTCAACTTAGTAAGTGGCCAGCCTATTTTTGGGATTCAAAAAATTGATAATCTAAACTTAGCACCGGACTTTGAAAAAGAGATATTAAATGATATTACCAAAGGTATATAAAGAACTAAAATTTTGTACAGTATTTAGCTTTTTCGAAAGTTTTGAAGATGCCAGGTATTTACTTGTTTTAGATAATTACATGGAACTGCCTGATGTTGATAATATTAAAGAACTTGAAGAAACAAGGGATGTATTAAAAGAAAAATATGATGAGATTGATCCTCCACAACAAAATGAGCTTTTAGATTTAAGTAAAATGGTTGTTAGATTACAGTCAGATCAGCAATTTATATTAAATGTTCTTTTTTTAATGGGTTATAAATATTCTGGAATAAAATTAGACTTTGATTTTTTTGAAAACATATTGGCTCAAATGGATTACAAATTAAACTATACTAATATTGATGAACTTGAAAAAGAAATAGATCGATTAAGAAACAGAGCTATAAATAAAACAAATCAGATAAACCGAAAAAACAAAGAAATTGAGGACTTAATTGAAAAGAAAACTAAAGAAAAAAAAGGGAATACAAGCTATTTAGAAATAGTATTACTTATCGAAAGCATGGCAAATATAAAGATAGACATATATAAAGATAGTATGTTAACATTTATAAGTGCTAAGAAGAGAATGATTGAAGTAATAAAAACTCGTGAACAGATGAACGCTCAAAATAAAGCCGCATAATGGCTATAAATGATAAACAATTAGTTAATCCAAACGTAAAAAAAGCGTTTGATGATATTTATGCCAGTTTATTGAAAGTAAACGAGCAGTTAAAAACTATGTCTACTTATGGGAGTAAAATTTCAGGTGCAAAAAATATTAATGAATTAAAAACAGCAACAACACAATTAAATACAGAACAAAAAAAATATACTGATACTGTAAATCAGACTATAAAACTTGAAACAGATTTAAAAAACGCAAGTACTAAACAAAAAGATGCTGAATTATTACTAGCAAAGGCAAAGGAAGAAAAAAGAAGAAAAAGCAAAGAAGTAACTGAACAGGCTAAAAAAGAGATCGCAGAGCAAAATAAAGAAATAGGTACTTTACAAAAATTAACAAATAGAAATAAAGAACTTAATGAACAAAAAAAGAAATTAGATTTAACAACTAAACAAGGGCGTAAAAATTTACAGGCAATAAATACTGAGCAAGATAAAAATAATAAATTAATGAATAAAGCTGCTAATGCAGCTCAAAAACAAACAAAGGGAATTGGTGGTTATTTCAAGGCAATAGTAAAAGGTGGATTAGCATTTGCAGGTGTTAATGTAGGTGTTCAATTGTTAAAGAAAGGTTTAGATACAATGATTAATTCAGTACAAAGTACTGGAGATAAGTTTGCGATATTTGCAGGTGGATTAAAAGAGGGAATGAATGGAGTTTTTAGAAGTATTGCAACTGGCGAAACGTCATTTAAAGAATTAATCCAAAATTTTAAAGATGCAAGAAAGGCTGGAGAGGAATATGCAAAAACTTTAGATGATATAGGTGATAGGGTAAGGATGCAATCAATACTTGAAGCTGAACAAACTCATAATTTAACAGAATTAGAGAAGATTGCTAAAGATGTTTCAAAAACAAATGCTGAAAGAACGAAGTCAGCTAAAGAGTTTATAGCAATACAGGAAAAATTAAATAAGGGGAGAGTTGAGAATGCTAAATTAGCTTTTGATGCTGAATTTAAGATAGCAGAGCAACGATCAGGAATGAGCGAAAAAGAAATAATTGATTATTTAAAAAACTACGGGATAATTTCAAAAGCTCAAAATGAGTTAACAATATTAAGGGAAAAGGAAATAAATATAGCATCAAATTTACGTAGAGCTAGGGAAGATGGTATTCCTTTTATGATAGATTCTTATGAAACAGAGTTAAATTATGTACAAGAGGCAATTAAAAGAAATGAAGATTTAACAAGTAAATATGAAGGACAAAATGAAATAGTTGATGAGGGAATTGGAGGGCGTGAAGCTTTAACAAAAACATATATTGATTTATTGACAGTACAAGAATCTGTGTTTAAAGATAATAAAAGGATGTTTGCTACATTGTTTACTATTCAGGATGAAGAAAATTTAAAGGCAATAGCTATTAAAAAAAGCAAAATCTCTGAACAAAAGAAATTTAATGAAGATATTCTAAAGTTAGAAGAAGAAATGTTTGCAGAGGGCGAGTCATTAAATCAAGAAAATTTAGATGAAATAGATAAACAAAATCAAGAGGCATACGCTAAAGAAGCTCAAAGAATATTAGATCAAATAGAATTAGAAAAAAAACTAGGGGAATTAAAAAAAGAAACTGCCTACGCTGCTTTTGATTTGGCTAATGAGTTATTTGATCGTAAACAAGAAATGACAGCAAGAGGATATGATGATGATATTGCATTAGCAAAAAAGAACGGGAAGGATACTGAAAAATTAGAACAAGAAAAGGCAATAGCAGTAGCTAAAATACAACGTAAGCAAGCGATATTAAATAAATCCATTGCATTAAGTGAAATTGCAATAAATACAGCCGTAGGAGCGATGAAAGTAACTGGGCAAACTGGTGTCGGGGCAATTTTTGCAGTACCTTTAGTTATTGCATCAGGGGTTTTACAAGCATCAACTGTTTTAGCTCAACCATTACCAGAAATACCATCATTTTACAAAGGAGTGAAAAATTTTGAGGGAGGTATAGCAGTAGTGGGAGACTCGGCCACCGGAGGTTCGCAAACTGAATTAATAAAACTACCTAATAATGATAAGTTTCTTGTTAACGAACCAACAATGATAAACTTACCCAAAGGTAGTGATGTTATTCCGAACGATAATATACAAAGTGAACTTGCTAGTTTAGCAATGAGAGGACGTGAAGTAAGCGATATTAATACAATAAGAAAAAAAGATTTTGATGAACTTGGAAATAAAATTATTAAAGGAATATCAAACACACCGCAAACAATATATAAAGGTGTAACAATTGCAGAAGTAAGACAAAGAAACGAACGTAAAATTTACCTTAATAAAAAATACGGCTGATTATGTGGAGAATGGTTTTAACATATGATTCTGATAGTTTAACGATTAATATAAACGATTTACCGAGAGGATTCGGGCAAATGGGTTATAAATTAAAGGTTAATCCAACTAATAATGTTATTAGGGAATTTACTGAAGAATTTGGATTTACTGAAACATCACGAACTTGGATAAAATCTAAAATAGCAGCCGATGGATTAGATATTATTATTGAATGTTCAATTGAATATTTTGAAAATTCTGAATGGAAAATTTTAATAGATGGCATAATAAATTTAGAAGGACATAATGAAGAGAGATTTTTTATAAATGCCAATGTAAGCGATTCGAGTTTTAACACGAAATTAAATGACCGTTCAAAATTAGAAATAGATTATAATTCAAAATACTCTTTGGGAGGACTTGAAACTTTAGGATTTTTAAGCGACTTTTTTGATTTATCATTAACGGGAAGCGATGGGGCAGGTGGTTACGAAGCAACATCAATAAAAGTAATACCGCCTTTTGAGTTAGTAACTAAATTATTACAAAAAATAACCGACTTCGGCCATGATCTTTTAAAAAGCTCAATACTTGGCCGCACTAATTTAAGTTCAAACGGATTTAATGCTAGTTATGATTATGCAGTTAATGGTGATTTAAGTTTAGTAATGTTTAGTAAAGGGCTTTTAATAAGCGGTATTTTACCAAATGAAAACAATTCTAAAGTATCAGGGAAAACAGATTTTGTAACAAACTTTGATTATATTTTTCAAGTTTTAAATCTTATCCAGCCTTTAGGTATGGCAGTTGAGTATATTGATGGATTACCCTATATTATAATTGAAGAACTTAGTTATTTTTTTAAAAATAAACAATATTCATTTGTATTAGAAAAAGGTGATATAAGTGATATAAGAAAAAAACCTATTTCAGAATTTTTTAATAATATTTATGAAGTTGGTTATACTAAATTTTCAAAGGATAATGAAGAAGGGTTAAGTGATTACAGCGGAAAGGTAAGTTATACAAGCCCGTTAATTAATTTTAGTAATACACAATCTATAATAAGTAACTTTTCAGCAAGTCCAGCAGATATAGAAAGGGCAAGAGCTAACCCTGTAAGCGGACGTAGTAAAGATACTGAGGCATTCGATACTGATGAGGCTATATTTGTAATTGACGCTTATTATGACGGGGCAACATTAAAAAGCCGAGATAATATTGAAGGTTGGCAAAGTGTAGTAACTGGAATTTATGGAGCGGCTCCCCTTTACACAAATTTAAGAATAAGACCAACACAATGTATATATAATAGAGGCCGTTGGATAAAAACGAGTTTATTACATAATACAGGTGAGTATTTGAAATTTCAAGGGGCTGAAAATTTAAGCAAAGTAAGCAGTCAGTTAACAGGAAGTACAATTGTTGTAACTGATAATACAAATATTGCAATTGATGATTTAGCTCCTGATACAGCCGTATTATTAAGCGGTATGCAAATTGATTTAAATGCATCATTAAGCCCAGGTAATTTTGCAGAAATAAGAGATTATCCCGGTTATTATCTTAAATATTGGAGTGAAATAGATGATGATTATAATTATATATGGTTACGGGAAACATCAATAAACCCAACAGATGGAAGTGATTTTAATATAATGGGATGGGAACCCCGAAGTATTACAGCATTAGAACCCACTTACATGGAATTTGAAGATGAAAGTGATTATATAGAATTTGAAGATGAAAGTTCAATGATAGAATTTGAGGCAGCATAAAAATATAAAAAATGGCTAAATTTTCAGCAAACGCAACAATTATAACCGAACCAATAGCAGATGATCATTTTATGATGACTAGAGATTCAAATGCTACTAATAAAAGACTTTCGAAAGCTGGTTTTGATGCTTATGTATTAGCTATTGCTGTAGGTGAATGGACTCCATTAACAGTAACAACATTGGGAAGTACAGCTATACCATTAGGAGCCGTAGCGACTTATCAATATTGGTCAGTAAAAGCATTTATAATAAATTCTACAGATAGATATAAAATTGAAATGGAATTTGTATATGATGGAACTACTGGTAAATTTATTCCAAAATCAGGGCTTGGCACTATAGATGCATTAATAAATTTTAAACAAAGTTCTGTAATTGCTGGACAATTTTATTGGGATATTTATAATGGAACGGGAAATACCATAACGGTAAAATATAAAATAATAGAAAAAATTTAATGAGCGCAACTACCGGAGATATTGATATAAGTGATGGAGGCGTAAGAATTGCCAAAAGTAATGTTTTACGATGGGTTAGAACTGATAATCAAGCAGGAACTTTACCATTGTTAGATAATAGATTACTAGGTAATTTAGTTGTACCAAATACTGATGACGATTGGAATTATTTTCCTAAATATGACAATACAGGAACTGGGGATCAAATAAACACGCAAATTGCAACTATACATACTATCGGTTCATTTAGCCTCCGTAATTTTAGAACAGATGTGGAAGTATCTAGTATCGCCATTCCATCGGCTACAACAACTGTCAACACTTCATACGGTTTAGTAAGTTATTATGATTTTAATATAGACTGCTCAGTATTAGGAGGCTGGTATTATGTTATTGCAACAATAAATACGTCACAAACTTATAGATGTGAACCTTTTTATGTATCATCTATTAACGAGGGCGATACTGTTGTGGTTAAATATTATAATAATACAACATCTTATAATAATGATGGCATTTATTACGGCGTAAAATATAATATTTTTAGATTAGAATCTAGATTTTTTGATATAGAACCGGGGCAAATAAAAACAGGATATTCCGGGGTTAATGGAATATTCAATTTATTACAAGGGAATGCGCTTGAGTATGTAAATTTACAGCTTGGCCCCGTTCCTTTTTGGGTAATACGTCAATTAAATCTTGCTATATTACATGATAATCTTTTTATAAACAATAGACAATATAGGGCAGAAGATTCTTTAAATTATGAAAAAATACCAAATACATATATCTATAGTGGTAGTGTAAAATTACAGGATATAGGATTTGAGAGTTATGATGTGTTGGAGGCTGTAGCCGCTGAAGAAACACATTATGTGATAGATAAAAACAGAAACCCAATAAGAACAAAAACAGGCACATTAAGACACAAAATAAGATAAAATTATGAAAACACTATTAAAAATCGTATTATTATTATTTGTCGTAAATATTTATGGACAAAATGAAAGAATTTTTGAAATGAGTCAATTAAGCGTTTATACTGATTCAGCTAAGTTTATAGTTGATGATTCTACAAGCGTAGTAAATGATTACACTATGGCTATCCCATGGTCAATTGTAAGTCCTAAAATTAAACATGAACAATTGTTGAATGGTGATTTAAGCCGATCAGCAACATTTGCAAGAATAACGACCGACACCACGTCCAATATAGAAAGAAAAGTATCATTACTTCAGCTTAACCCTTATATAGTATCACAAACCCCATTAGTAACGGCTAGCGTTAATGATTATATGACACTCTATGATTTAAGCGAAACTGAAGATAGAAGATTATCAGTATCACAATTTTTACAGGATATTGATGAAACCACACAATGGAGGGCGAGCGTAAATTTAGTGATTGATTTAAATATTACAGAGGTAGACGATCAAATATTAAAAGTAGGGGCAGATACTATAGGATATATGTCGCTGAGAAAAACGGGAGATATGGTAATAGGTAATATATGTTTAATATTTGATAATGGAGGAACTTCCGTTACAGTCACTAATTATACAATACCATCAGCCCTTAGACCCCACAATTGTGGGGTCGCTACTTCATCTTTTTTGTCTTTAGGAAATTGGGGGGGATCAGATTCTTATGATTGGGGTGCTGATTTTTATTATAATGGACAAATAAAGATATTTTATGATTATAATTTTGCATCAACATATAAATTAGCCTTTGCGTTTTCGTATCTAACATCAGATGTACCTTAATATAAAACTTATGAAAAAGATATTATTATTATTATTTAGCTTTATTTCAATTAGTGTATTTTCTCAACAATATGCTAATGATGTATATTATATAAATGTTGATTCTATTCAATTTGCCGGTTCTGGAAATGGACAAACTTATCGTTATGACTCAACACGTCACCCAATGATTCAAGATAGCATTACCGAATGGGTGACAATAACTCAATTAAAAGATACCATTGTTACTATACAATCTGAAATTGATGACACCGCAAGTAATTTAAGAACAGATTTATTAAGAAAAGATGCTTTACAAGATAGTTTACGTCCAACATTAACGCTCGATACATTAATAGCTGATTCGATTTATTCTACCTATGCAGAAATTGATACAGCTTCAATAACATTGTTTAATAATAATCCAAGCCTTAGAGATGACCACGACTCTCTTATGCAGCATAATCTTGTTGATGCTGAATGGGTAGAAAAATATGTGGCTGCAAATGTTAATTTAGGAGCTAGATATTATTTGTTAGATGCTGCTGATATTGCGGTAGCTACATATAAACAAACATCATTAACTCCTAGCGAACTTACAACAGCATCAGTAAATACATCAGTCGATGCTGAAACGAATACACTTATTGAAGAGTGGATTTCACCATCGGGGCTTGCATTCGATAGCTTAATTGCCGGTATATATACACTTCATATTCATGCTCAAAAAACAGCAGGGAATAGAAGTGTACGTTTATATTGGGATTTTTATGAACGTGAAAATGATGGTACTGAACACCTAATTTCAACATCAAATTTAAGTAGTTTAGTTACAAGTAAGGATGAATTTCAAATATCAACTGTTTTGTCAACTAGCTATGGAACTGCTGCAAGTAATTCACGATTAGTCGGTAAAATTTACATGCAAACAACAGGGGGGTCTCAGAATACAACAACATATATATATTACCAGGGTGAAGAAGCTAGTAATTGGTTAACACCTTTATCCGAGGAGTATTTTACTAATAATTATTTGAAATTAGCAGATTTTTATGATTCACTATTAAATAGAGATTTTATAGACTCTACCGAAACAATCGATAGTATAAGAGCAATTATTAATGATTCATTATTAGCCGTACATGATAGTATATCAGCATTATATGATACGGCCGCCGTGCATCTCGATACCTTACAAGAACATAACACCCGTATTAATACTAATCTAACTAATATTAATAATCTTATTGCAGATACATCCGGTTATATACATAGCTCAGATACATCAGATTTTGCAGGAAGTATAATTGATAGGACGCTTGTAAGTGTTGGTGATAGTAATTTTGTAACGGATGCTCAATTAATTGATTCTTTGGCTTTAAAAGCGGACATAGCAGATACGAGTTTATTTGAATTAATAGGTAATATAATAAGCCCAAAAACAGACGGGCGGAAATTTCAGGCAGATACGGGTTATTTTGATAATATAGGAGTAGGAATAGCAACACCAATTTTTGCATTGAATATAGTAGGTATAGATAATAATTCAAGTTCTGTTTATCAACAAAGAAATTCAAATAATACATACGGGGTAACGCATTCATATATAAAAGGCCGAGCCGGGGGGGCAGTAGCTCAGATAGGGGATTATTCTGGGGGCGGTTCTTTTGGATTAAAAGATGTAGGCGGAAATCCACATATATATGCTGGTATTTTTGGGCAGATAATTAATAACGCAAATGGGGCAGAATATGGGGATATACTTTTCGGAACAGCCCCATCGGGTAGTAATTTAGATTTTAATACAGTGGGGACAGAAAAAATGAGATTAAAATATAATGGAAAATTAGGTCTAGGAACAATATCCCCCCTCGCCAAACTCCACATTGAAAGTGCAAGTGCAACAACAACCCCGACAATATCTTCTTTAATAACCAATTCAAATGCCACCGTAGGAAACTACGCAACTCAAGCCTATGGAATGGATGCAACAGATGAGGATTTTTCATTAATAACAGGGGGTAAAATAGAAAATCGAACTGGAGGGAGTGAAAGGATTGCTTTTATCGTTAATCCATTAAAAGCAGGCAGTTATGCTAATACCAGTTTTTACACAAGTCAGGATTCAACTGTATTTAGTATTAACGGCACTCGCAAAATGTGGCTTACTTCTTTGGGGTTGCATTTAAAGGACACTTTATTTATTGGGTCAAACACATTGAAATTATACATCACAGCCGATAGTGGTTATTATGATGCTTCATCTCATATATTTAATATTGATGGGGATGAGAAAATGAGAATTGCTGAGAATGGATATGTTGGAATAGGAGTTAATAATCCATCTAATATTTTTCATTTGTATGAAAGTGATAGGGATGCTTCTATGCGGATACAAAATGAAGATAATAGCTGGAGTTTTGGAATTTATGATTATGATGATAATAATTCCCCTGATTTTTATTTTAATGGCATAGGGGCTTCTGTTGATGCTTTAGTTATAAAAGGAAATACTGGATTTATTGGGATAGGAACAACAACCCCCTCAGAAAAACTAGAGGTAAATGGGAATGTGTTAATTAATGACAGCTTAAAAATAGGCTCAGTATCATTGCACGAAGACGGCAATGATTTAATAGTAACTCTACCAGCCGCAACAGATACTTTTGAGATTAATGGGAATATAAAAGCCACTAATTCTCAGTTCGATCAAATAATTTTTACAAATAGAGATTCAATTAATGATGGAGGTAGTTATACTTTAGATTTAAGCGGCTCAAATTTATTTGTTTTAACACCTGATGAAATAACAGTATTAGATTATAGTAATGCTGAAATAGGCACTTATTTAATTGAAATAATACAAGGGGGTACAGGGTATGCGGTAACATTAGCAGCCGATAAATGGAGAGCAACCGAAGGCACTCAGCCAACAATAACAGCAACAGCAAGCTCACATACTTTATTAAGCTGTTATTATAATGGCTGGAAAATGATTGTAACAAGTATTGATGATTTACAAGATTTATAATATGAAAAAAATATTAATAATATTATTTATTGTTTTTAGTCTTGACAGTTTTTGTCAAGTGCCATTTTTTATAATAGGTAATAATAATGATAGTATTGTGTACACACTTGATAGTTCTACTATCGGTGGAATAAAATATGAAATTGTGACGGTAGGCACTCAAACTTGGATGTGTGAAAACCTTAGGTATATGGATAATGATACCGGAATGTATTGGTATGATAATGATTCCACATCATATTGGGAATATGGAATATTGTATACTGATACAGGAGCTAATAGAATGTCAGAAAATATAAGCGGTTGGCATATCCCGGACACTAATGAATTTCAAACACTCAGATTAATCCTCGGAATACCAAGAAACTGTGATTATGCTATTAATGGAGGTTTTTTAAAAGAGGAAGGAACTACATATTGGCAAAGTCCAAATACAGGGGCTATTGATACTATTCATTTTAGTGCTAGACCATGCGGCTTTTATCAATTAGATATATATAATTTTTCACAAATAAATCAATATTTTTATATGAAATTTAAAAGCACGAGTGTTTATTATTATTTTATGAGGTTGCATTATAATACAGCAAGTATTCTTAATCCTTGTTTAGGTCCCTCAAACGCTTATGACGGCATGTCAATAAGATTAATAAAAGATTGATAAGTTCTTTGAATTAAAATTTATAACCTAGTCCAAATTTAAAATGAGGGGCTGCAAAATTATTATAAAATATGGCTTGATGAATTAGATCAGACATAATTGTTAAATAAGTTCTTTGACTAATTTGAAATGTTAACCCCATTTCAGAGGTAATTGGTCTTACTGGAATAACATTAGTTGTAATACCTCCAGATGTATAACTAATAATAACGGTATCTGATTTTTCAATATTTATAGAAATAGCAAAGTTATAACTAACTCTCGAATCTATATCAGTTGAAAACCCTAGACCAATACGGCTTACTTTTCTTTCAATTAGTTTATAATTACCATATTCGAATGAAGAATAAAGCTTATAATCTTTTTGCAAGCTAAAAATAGGTTTTGAAATGTAAATTAATCCTATTTCATTTGAACCAGGAGCATAAGAAAAACTTAGGATATTTTCTCTTTGAGAATAACAATTAACAACAAAAACTAAACCGATTAAAATAAATAAATTTTTCATAGTAGTAAATTTTAGTTTAAAAAAAGAAAGATACAAAAAATAAATGATATTAACAAATTATTAACAATATATTTTAACAATAAAAGATACAGGAATAGTCATATTAACCGAGGGGCTAATAAAAAGCGAGTTTAATAAAAAATCAAGATTGTTTTTATTTATTCCGGTTAATTGGTTCTTTAAAGTTTTTTTATTTTCTTATTTATTAAATGATTTTTTTAAATTTTTAGATAAATATTATAAAACAGATATTTATAATAAATATTTAGAAGTTAATAAAGTTATTTGGTGCTTAATTATTACATTATGTATAAATTTTATTTATTATTTATTGAGCTTACATCAACCGGAGGGGCAACAATAACTGGAACAGGGGCTGCTATAATTATTTCAACATGGGGTTTATTTTATAAGATGAAAAAAAATTCATTTAAGCAATTTGAATCTGCTATGAAAACAAAGGCCGATAAAAAAATTGTTAGTGAAGAAATTGATAAGGTGAATATTAAAATAGATAATCTTACAAATCTTCATAAGATAAATAAAGACAATATTACAAAAATTGAAACTAAAATTGATAATTTATCAATAAATATGGACAGTAAATTAAGCCAACATCAAAAGCAAATAATAGACATTTTAACAAAATAAATAATGAGTTTAATATTAAAAAGAAACTATTTTGAAAAACAAACAGAGGGGTTGTTTGAAATTAAAGAAGATGAAAAATTAATATTTAAATGCTACATTTTAGAGCGTCCGTGGTTGAATAACCAAAAAAATACAAGCTGTATTCCAGAGGGAATTTATAAGGTTAAAAAAGAAGTGCATAAAAAATATGGTAAAGTATTACGATTTTTTAATGTTCCAAATCGTGCAGGTGTTTTAATGCACCCGGGGAACTATGTAAGCCATTCTAAAGGATGTTTATTGCCTGGAGAAATGTTTATTGATATTAATAATGATAGACTTAGAGATGTAATAAATTCACGTAATACAATGAATAAAATTTACGATATATTACCAAATGAATCATTAATAACAATAAAATCATAATGAGATTAATAGCATTTTCAATATTAAAATTATTACTAACCGATAAGGACTTTTATTTATTAGTTTATTATGCTACACGGCAAATTATAAGAAAAAGGAAAGCTAAAAAAGACGGGGTTATTGATGAAATTGAAACATTAGAATTAGATAATGGCAAAAAAGATATACACGAAGCATTTCAAAACACTTTAAATATAATAATATGGAAAAATTAACATTGATTTTAGGAATACTTGCAGTCGCCGGGACATTAATAGGTATTGTGAGGGCTTTTATTAAGGAAGCTAAAGAGGCAATTGATGCTAATATTAAATTAGCTAAATATGCTAAAGAAGCTTTTAAAGATGGATTAACAAAAGAAGAAAAAACAAAACTTTTAAAATTATTAGAAGTTTCGGCAAATGAAACATTAGAAGCTTATGATGAAGGATTGAAATTATGGAATATAATTAAAAAACAGTTTTTCGGTAAAAAGAAGTAGTTTTTCATAGGTTTTAGTTTAGTTAGGCCCCGTCCAGAAATGTACGGGGTTTTTTATTTAGAATGGTTATAAACTACGAAAACATTTGTATATGTCGAAACTTATACGTATATTTAACGTATAATTAATTACAAACTAAAAACTTTACAAAATGAAAACTTCAATTATTATTACCGGCCAATTTGCAGGAAATTCAACATTAAGAAACTCAATTATGACAGATAATTGTGTAGAAAAAAATCTGCAATTTAATAATAAAGAACTAATTTTCAACACAAAAAAGGAAGCTGTTAAAGCATTATCAAGTGCATTTAATTTTTTAAAATCAGATAAAGAAGATTGGAAAAATAGTAACGCATCCTATAAATATGCTTCATCATTGAGTTATGATGCCTCAAGAGCTTATATCAATTAATTAATTATTAACTAAAAACTTTACAAAATGAAAAAACGACTTAAAAATAACGAAATGAAAAATTTATTAAAGGATTATTGGGAATATGTTGACAACGCACAACAAGAAGATACAGAGGGAAATTATGACCTTGACCAAATAACTACGCAGTTTATTAAACAGAATACTGCTAAGTTAAAATTATTGGGCTTACACTTTGTTATTGGCTTGTTGCCAGTTGGCACTGAGGTGACAATCAAAAACGACAAAGAAGAGTGGGGGGAGAAAGCAGGAACAAAGAGAATAATTACCAAACACGTAAAATGGAAGACAGATGAGATGGGCTATGAGTTAGACGGTGAGGGCATATACCTAAATGAAGATTTTGAAGGGCAATAGCCTATAACGTTGAGTATAAAATTTCGTTTTAATGAATTTTATACATTGTTAGGTTTTAGTTAAAAAATACCTTGCAATGTTTCATTATTAGGAATATTATATTACCTTTGGTAAATAATTTAAAACTAAATATTATGCAAATAGGTAACGCAGTAAAAACAATTAGGAAGAGCAGAAATGAAACACAATGCAATTTTGCTCAACAAATAGGAATTACACAAACGTATTTAAGCCAAGTGGAAAATGGACAAAAAAAGCCAAGTATGGATGTAATAGAGAAAATTGCATTGGCTACAAATGTTCCACTTCCTATATTGTTTTGGTTTGGAATAACCGAGAATGATGTAGATAGCAATAAACTCGATAGTTTTAAATTATTGAAGCCCATGATTGATACTCTGATTCGTGGTATTTTTTAATTAAACCTAACGGATGGGTATATGTGACGTGCGCCCATGACAAACTTAAATAATAGCACGACACTAATTGGCGCATGGCATATATACCGTGTTAGCCGTAGTTTATTTATTATGAATGATATACGAAAAATAAAACAATTACAATCTCAATTAAATATAATGATTGGAGATGCCGAAGTTTTGAAAATTGAAGTTGCTAATAAACAACGAGAATACAATCAAAAATTACAGGCAATAACTAAATTAAAAGAAACTATTAATTCATTTAACAATAACAGTAATGTTAAAGTTTCAGAACACGCTATTATTAGATATATGGAACGAGTAAAGGGTTTAAATATTTCCGAAATTGAACGAGAAATATTAACCGATGAAGTGCTTTCATTAATTGAAAAACTTGGTGGGTCTGGTAAATACCCTGTCAAAGATTTTCAAATAGTAATGAAAGACTATACAGTTACAACGGTCGTTTAAATTACGGCTAATGAATGGCTGTATGGGTAGTTTTGCCCTACAAACAGCACTAAAATTAATTAGAATTACAAACTTATAAATACATACTAAAGATGAAAAAAGATAGCAAAATTACCTATGACAGCGTGTTATATGGCGTTAATAAAGACTACGACCATAATAATGATAAATGCCCACACGCTGATAGTAGTTGGTGTAACTTACCAAAGTATAAACACTGTAAATTCTGCTTAAGATTAAAAGACGGAAGTAAGGCTTGTGAACTTGCTCTTTAATGCCATATAATGATTAGCGTAAGTTACGTGCGGAATAACCGATGAAGTTGAAACGAGAACAAATTAAAAATAAAAAAGGGAAGGGGAAAACTTTTAATAGAGTACCCAAATAATAAATACTTTACAAATGAGAGCAAAATTTAATTGCGATTCTGTAACTGAATACAGTTATGGAAACAAAGAGGCAAAATTGTCAGCGGTTTACGGAACTAATGACAAAGACAACGAGGAAAATAATCAGTTTGCAGAAGCGACACCGTCTGGTAACATAACCATACAGGTTGATAAAAATGCAGTTGCCAAAGATTATTTAGTTCCTGGTAAAACTTATTATGTAGATTTTACCGAAGTTGATTAGAACGGTGTGAGGGCTTTTATTTTTAATTGCTCGATTACCCACCGACTTAGAAACGAGGTAGAAAGTAAGCATGGAATTTACGCATTGTTATCGTTTTCGTTGCCGTGCTTCTTTCTATTCGTTTTAAACACTGCCTTTTCACGGCAATGAACGATAACAATTGAATAAAGTCAGTTCAAAAATTTAAACTAAATATAAATGACTGATAGATCGCTTATTAATTTGTTTAAAACTTGTAACTGATAATTATTAATAATGGTTATAAATAACAAAACATGACAAAAGTCATATAATATATTAAAACTTATACGTAATTTAGACGTTATAATTAATAAAACAAATAATTATTAACTAAAAACTTTACAAAATGAAAACAGGACTACAATTAACTCCAAGTACAAAGGATGCAGAAAGAGTTATTCACGAAGCTATTGCAAACTCTGATTTTTATACTGAATGGAATTCAGAATTTGGGTGTTATTTCTTTGAAGAAGAGCCAGAAAATTATGATGAATTGGAATTTCAAATAGATAATTTACTTGCTCGTTCAACTGTAAATTATAGAATTGAAGGAATATTTTAACCCTGCAAGTTTCCTGTAAAGTTCTTGCAGGATTTCAGCCCGTTCGGAAACGTTCGGGCTTTTGGTGGTAAAAACTATAAAATTATGGCATACATAGAAAAAATAAAAGTAACAGACGAGGAAAAAGAGAAATTTAAAGAAGCCTGTAAAAAGGAAGGTCGAAGTATGGTAAAGCAATGTGCTAAACTTATTCGTGATTTTTTTATGAAATACGAATATTTAAGTGAGATAGTAACTCAAATTGAAAAATGTAAATTTACCGATGAAAATGGAAGTCCAATTGAAAAAAATAAGGCATTTATAGCACTAAAGGAACATTCAATTTCTGATAAAAAATGCATAAAATGCAAAAGTTAACGTTTGGGTAAGGTGCGTTTAAACTGAGGCAACAACAAAAAGATAAAGATTAAATTATAAACCAATGTAGCAATAAAGCACGGTAAATTAACTATGTATATTGTTATAAACTTTTAAAACATGAAAGAACCAATAATTGACGAAAGTAAGATAATACACATTGAACCAGAATACCGTGTGTGGGGAGTGGTGGTTGAAAATGAAAAACATGGTAGAAGATTAATGATAGGTGGTAAAATTGCTGTGATTTGTGGTATGATTGGTGTGGTTGGATTAATGGCAATGCTGTCATATTTTTATTGTTTATAATGGAAAATAATATGGGCTGATTGCCCTTGAAAATTAGTAGAAACTTAATAAAATAAACTGACCTATGAGTACAAATAAAGAAACAAATAAAAACGGCAATTTGCCTATATTTAGTGTTAGCGGTTCGTTGTTTTACCAAAAAGTAGAAAAATTGGTAGATGAATGGAAAGCTACAAACTTAGGAGAAGTTGCACCATATAGCCCAGAAGCCGAAATAGATGCAGGGTTTAACTCATTTATGCGATGGTTGAAAAAGAACGACAATGACCGCTAACGAAAAAAATATGTTTAGTGCGTAAAATTAGCACGAACTTTAATTAATAGTACAAACGATAAAAATACAGAGCGATGGCAATATATAACATAAAATTTGATGGACACCAAAGGAAGCTAATAGTTGATTACAGCTACACGAAGCAAGTGCCTTTTACAGATAAGAGATACGACTTTGAGTTAGGCAGAGAAATTGAGTTTAGAAACCATAAGCCCAAAAAAGCAAAAGGCACGTATGAGATAGCATATAGTATTGCTGAAGAACTAAACTTGATAGATATAGAAGCTTTGCAAAAAGTGTGTGAGGGCGAAATGCCTATTAAAAGCACCAACCAAGCATTAAATATATTTGGTGTTAGCAATCTGGCCTGCAAAAATGCTAGTAATTGCACTATAAGACCAATAAACCACGTATGCAACAAGAATAAAAAATGCTTTGAATAGCAGGCTTGTTGCTAACGTAAATAATAAAACTAGTAGCCCAAGATAATAGCTACAAAGATTAAATATATTACAAACTTACAAATAGCTTTAAAAAGACCGCATAGCACGGCTATTTGTTTTATTTAGTGTTGTGCGCAGTTAATTATGGCTTCACATATTAGAGAACCGATAAAGCATACTTGCCCTGATATTGATAAATACATAAAAGCTATAAAGCAAGTATTGTATAAAGACAGAGAGTTAGAAGGACTTGAATACGATGATTTATACTCCGCAGCCGCTGATATGTCTTATGAACTTGAAAGTTGCATTGATTATTTGGAAGAATTAAGGGCAAGTAATGACGAACTAAGACAATGGGGTATTGAAGAAGCAGAAAATGTGGATGAACTTGAATTAAAGATAGAAGAAATTGAGCAGGAAGGTGCGTTTTAATTGCGCACAACAATTGAATAAAGTTAGTTCAAAATTTTAAACTAAATATAAATGACTGATAGATCGCTTATTAATTTGTTTAAAACTTGTAACTGATAATTATTAATAATGATTATAAATAACAAAACATGATAAAAGTCATATATTTTATAAAAATTATTAATTATCTTTAAATATAATTAAACAAACAGCTATGAAACAATTAAATAAACTTTATCAATTATCACCAGGCAGCGAAGTAACTGAAAATGATAATCAGATCATGAAAGAATTTTTGGCTTATATTTATTATTTAAACGAAACCAAAATTTAAAACTATGTTTGAAAATTACCAACAATTTATATCATTTTTAGAAAATGGTTTAAATATGAAAGAGGTGGATATAACACACGAAATTAAATCTAACAGTGCGGTAAGCTTTATTCATCGAATATTTATACAGGATAGAATTAGAAAAATTGATATTCAATTAGAATGTATATATGATGCCGGTGAATTTGCAGAAGAAATAGGGCTAATTGAGTATTGTTATCCAATATCAGAAAGTGATGTTGAGTTGATAATTAGTGAAATAACCAATTCATACAAGGATTATATATTGAAGACTAATATTAAAAATTATAAATATATATGTCCATGATATACCAATTTAGAAACATATTAACAAATAAAAAAGAATGTAGTACGACTGACTGCAATATTGCTAAACAAATAGCCGAATCTTACTATAAGAACAATCCTGAATCATTAGCATTTATTAAAATTACAATATTAAAAGAAATAGAAATAAATCAAGATTTAGACGTATTTTGGAAATTTAAATAATAAAACTATGGAAAAAGTAAAAATAAAAAACTGTATTGATTCCGGTAAAAAATGGAATGAAAAACCAATAATTGAAATTGAGCTAGAAGATGGCCGTAAAGGGTCTGCTTTTGATACTCTATTTTTAGGGTTGCCAATTGGTCAGGAAATTGAAGTTGACATGAAGCGAAAAGATTATAATAATGAAGAAAGATATATCTTCAACATTCCAAATCAAAAATCCGGAGGTAAATTTCAAAAAGACTGGACATTGGAAAAAAGAAAAATAAGTCTTGAATGTGCTATTACCGCAATTAAAATTACAGATCAACAAGTAAAAACCGAAAATATAATTGCGCTTGCTGAAAAGTTTTATGAATATTTAAATAAAAAATAAATAATGAAAACAATCAAAGTAAATGATGAAATGTATGAGTTCTTAATGAACTTATCTGAAGAATTAAACACACAAAATCATAGGTGTACTGCAATGCCTTATTTCTTCCAAATACAAACAAAAGAAGAAGTCGCCGCCGCTGAAGGTTGTGGAATTGAAGCATGGTATTATGATGGTTCAAAAATTGAAACTGATGAAGATATAAGGGAAACTATTTTCGAATATAAAGAATGGGATAACGATTCGAAAGAGGATAATGAGTTGTATAATAATTTAGATGGAGGCGAAATAGAGGAATTACTTGAAGATATGGGATTTTATAAAATAAATTACGAGCTATCAGATAAATATGAAAATGCATTCTTAACAGAAAAAGCTTGTCGTGAACACATTAGATTAAATGATTATCATTATAGAGAACCAATTGATTATTTGTCTTTTGCATTTAGAAATCCTGAATTAGAAATGGTGCTTCAATTTTTATGTGAATTGTCGGGTGGTAAAATTCATAAATAAGTTTAAAAAAGTATGGATGTTTATATTGAATTTAATGAAAATAAAACAAGAAATTTTTAAATACTATTCTATAATAAAATAAAAAATAATGAATAAATTTATAGACAATCTTAATAATAAGATAGTAATTCCGGACGAACATTACTACGAATCAAAGAAAAACCCGGGTACATGGTTACCCTCAGTTACAACGTTTCTTGAAGCCTACCCAAAAGGTGCTGCTTTTACTATTTGGCTTAAACAGGTGGGGATGAATGCTTCGCAAATATTAAAAGAAGCTGGTGAAATTGGGAGTAATGTACACAACGGAATAGATCAATTTGTTAAAACAGGACAATTAAAATATATGAATGATAATGAAGTTGAATTGTGGAAATGGGATGAATGGGTACTTCTTTGTAAGGCGATGGAATTTATGTTTAAATATAATCCTGAAATTATAGTTCATGAATTTTCTTTTGCATCAGATGAACTAGGTTTTGGCGGCACAATTGATATGATATGCAAATTAAATGGTTCAATTTGGTTAATTGATTATAAGTCAGGTAATGCTGTTTATGATAGCCATTATTTACAAATTGCGGCTTATGCTAAGGCATGGGATATGCTTAATCCTAACTATAAGATTGAGAAAACCGGAATACTTCATTTAAAAGCTGCAACCAGGGGCGAAGATAAAACAGGCAAAGTAATACAGGGGAAGGGTTGGAAATTAGAAGAGTCGAAAAATAGTATTGATGAAAATTATGAATATTTTGAATACTGTCAAAAATTATGGTGGAGGGCAAATAAAAAGGCTAATCCTAAAATACTTGAATATCCATTAAGTTTCAAAAAAGAAAATGTTGATAACACTTTATTTTAAATATTATGAAAACTAAAGACGACTTAAAACAGATAGAACAATTAATGGGATGGGCCATTGAAAGGCTAGATACTCGAAAAATAAGACTATTAAAAAGCAATGAAATTAATTATAAAATAACTAAAAACTAAAATTATGAAAATTGAAACTAAATTCAACGAAGGTCAACAAGTGTGGGTAATAATTCAAAGTAAAGCAAGGCATTTACCTATTACTAAAATTGATATAACCGTAGATGAAGGTATTGCGAATATACAATATTACTTAAATAAAGGTACTAAAGAAAATTACTCCCCTTGTATTATTAATGAGGAGTTTATCTTTAAAACAAGAGACGATTTAATTAAAAACCTATTAACTAATGATGATGGTATTGTTTAAAAGTAAAAAAAATGACTACAAAATAACTAAAAATTAATATGAATATAGCAGCAGGGGCTAACATGAAGTTCTCAATCCTAGGGAGAAAAACATTAGCCATTTATCCATGCTCTGCGTACTAGTCGCAACATGCTCTACCTAAAACCTCCTATATAATAAATGGGGCTATATTCTTTAAAACATATAAATTAAAATAAAGAACATGAAAAAACTTGAACGTAAAAAATGCAAATAATGATATTCAAATCATCCCAACATAAAGAGACTATTAATTTATGAAAGCTAAATTACAAATAAAAAACTTAGAATTTTTTATGACCGGAATTAGTGCTATAAATGATGATAATTTTAAAAAGTTACTTAAATTAGATGAGGGCGATTATTGTGAGATTGAAACATGGAAAGAAAGGAATATTGATTTTCATAGAAAGTACTTCGCTTTATTAAATTGTACTATTAATCATTTACCGGAAAATTTAATGGTTGATTTTGGCCATATTGATAAGATAAGAAAATATATAATGATATTAATAGGTGAATTTGATGTAATCCCAACATTAAAAGAGGATAGTAATCCAATACCGCAAGCAAGAAGTATATCATTTAAAAGCATGGATAATAATAAATTTAGCGAGATTTATAGTAAATCTCTAGATGTAATATTGAAACACTTTTTAAAAGATATTTCAATGGAGGATTTTGAACGGGATATTTTAAACTTTATATAATGACAAATAATCAGATAAAAAACTGGAAATCAAAACGTAAAAAGTGGCTAATAGAAAAAGAGCCTTATTGTATTTTTTGCGGCCATTTTATTGGAAGTCATGGTCAATTAGCCCATAAGATTAGAATATCTGAGAGTAAAGAATATGAATGTATGGATTTGAATACAGGGTTAGCACATCACCAATGTCATGATATTTTTGATAATAATATAACAGATGCAATTGAAATATTACCATTATTCAATGATGTAATGATGGATATTTTATTAATTGATGAGGCTATTTTTAACAAAATAATTTTGAATTTAGAGAAAAATAACATACCTTTCAATTTATAATATGGATTAATATGGGAAATAATTCAAATATTATTAGGTATAATTTGCTTAAAATACAAAGGGAATTTATTAGAACTTTGAGGGTTCGCCAAATAGTAGAATGGATTTCTAATCATTGAAAGTAGAATGAATGGCGTGTGATGGCTAATTATTGCTAACGTTTCCGCTATGTGCAGTTTGGGAATTAAAAGCACTGCACTATCAAACTTAACAAATGTAAATTAAATGAACGAACTTACGAATACCACCGACCCCCAAATTGCATATAGCGAGTGTTATCGGCTGCCTTTTCTTTCTCTTTTCCACGCTGATTGTATGGAAATTATGAAGCAATACCCTGATAAATACTTTGATTTGGCTATTGTTGACCCACCTTATGGGATTGGGTATGATGGTGCAAAACAAACAAGCGGAAGCCACGGAGGAAGAAAAGCCCACGAATTTAAAGGCTGGGATACAAACATACCAACAGAAGATTACTTTAAAGAATTATACAGAGTAAGCAAAAACCAAATAATTTGGGGAGCTAACTATATGGTGGAATATTTAAAGCCTTCGATGGGCTGGATTATATGGAGAAAAGACCGTGGTAATTTTAGCAGTTCCGATGCTGAACTTGCTTACACTTCATTTAATAGGGCTTTGCGTGAATATACTAAAAATCCACTTGTTTTAGTGCGTGAAGGGGGCACGTTCCATCCCACACAAAAACCAATATGTTTGTATAGTTATACTTTAAAAAACTACGCAACCGAAGGAATGAAGATATTAGATACCCATTTCGGGAGCGGCTCAATAGCTTTGGCAGTTGATAAAGCAAACCGATTAGATAAAATGAATTTACACTTAACAGCGTGTGAAATCGACAAAGAATATATTGACAAGGCAATCAAACGAATTTCAGAAAGTATCAAACAAGGTACGCTGTCTTTTTAGGTTGCCGATAATGGCTAGCATATGTTGCGTAGCCTTTTGATTAGAATTACAAACCTTAAAATATAAACTGAAATGAATAAAAAGAACGAAACTACCGATAACAACGAGGCTATGCAATATGATGCATTGTTATGCCCCGTTTTAGATTTTGGAGATTACGGAATAATTGAGCAGAAAAGACATGGCTGTAAAAATGAACAATACACACACAAAGTTATTGGGCGACTACGTAGTAACACTTGGGTAGATGTGCCAGTACAAAGCCCTGCAGCCGAAATAATGCACGATGAAATAGTAGATGTAATTAGATGCGTGTGTTGCGGTGTTTCAGAAACAGAAGTACTTAAATATAGAGTAGAAGATGTTAAGCCTAATGGGGCATAACGGTACTGTTGTATGATTAGTGCGCTTTACCAAATTTGCAGAAAAGATAATACGAGATACAAACTTTAAAATTTACGAGCGATGGAAGAATATGATTTAGAACAAATGGAAATGCCAACACCCTGCGAGCATTGCGGAGCAATATTTGACCTAAACGATGGTGTATGTAGTAATAAGTGGCATTTAAACACAACTATATGCAGGCAATGCGGATGTGAGGAAGAGCAGGAGATTGAGGAAGATGATAGGTGGGAAGATATTAACAATGAGATTAGCAATGCCTTGTACGGACTTGACAAAGAAAAGTGTGCGTGGGCAAAAATTACAGACGAGAACAAAGCATTAATTATACAACTTGTTAGCAATTCGGTTTGCTACTCAAATGCTTGTGCAAATAATGAAAACAATATATGTAAACACGGTGATTATGATTGCTCTGCTCGGCAAACTGATTGCTAACAATTGAATAAAGTTAGTTCAAAATTTTAAACCAATATTCAATAGAAAATCTATTGTCTTAAATATTAACCAAATTAATATTAATGAAAAAAATGATTATAATTATACTTATAACGTTTATTTTTCTTCCACTAAAAAACAAAGAATTAAACTTTGATATTTTTAAAGAATTTAAGGAGCTTGTTTTAAGAAAAGAAAAATGTCTTTTTACTATAATGAAAATCGAATCAAACTTTAATGAAAAGGCAATAAATAAACGATCTAAAGCTTCTGGAATATTACAAATGTTTAAAATTGCTGTTGATGAGGCTAATCGTATTTCTGGATTTAACTATTCTTATGATGATAGATTTAACTTTTCCAAATCTATTGAAATGTTTTATATTATTAACGATTATTGGAACTCGGAATATAATCCTGAAAAAGTAGCCCGGTTTTGGTGTGGTGGATTTTTACCTAAACACAAAACAGATAATTATTATAATAAATTCCTTAAAAACTATAATTTATGAAAACACTATCAATAATTTTCATAACAATTCTAATTTTATTCATTTACGTTTGCATAGCAGCTAATAAAATGAATAAAAAAGAATTAGAAATCTACCGTAAAGAAGCTTGGATTAAAGGTGTTATATCTGAAATTAAAGTTAATGAAAATCTTATCGGCTGTCCTAACTTTGACAATTATATTGAACGATTATATTGCCGGTATAAATTCAATATAAATACTGCAAATGCTATATTAAATAGATGGATAAAAATAAATGTAAAATGAAAAAAACTCTAAATTATTATTCAATTGATGAAATAAATTTAATAGCAAACGAACTTAATAAAATTAATTCAAAAAATATTAATAAAATTAAACATAAATGGAATTGTCGTAAAGCAATTTTAAAAGTAATTGGAAAAAAATATATAGATATTTATTATATTATAAAGGTTATTTGCGATTATTTTAATATATTAGACTTTCATTTAAACTGTGAAAATAGAAAAAGAGAATTTGTTCAAGCCAGGCAAATTGCTCATTATTTTTCAAAAAACTTAACAAAATTAACATTGGCAAAAATAGGGAGTGAAATTGGTAATAAACACCATGCAACTGTATTATATTCGTGTAAAACTGTTAATAATTTATGCGAAACAAATACAGAATATAGAAAAATGATTAAGGAAATTGAAAATTTAATAAAAAATGAACCTAATATATAAAGGCGAATTAAAACAGGGTGTAATTTATTATTGTCACTTCTGCATTGTCACAGGCAATAACAAAAATATAAATTATATATATGGTTCTTTAAACACCAATGAAATTGAATTTTTTAAAAAAAAATGGAATAATAAATATAAAAATATAATTCGAGTTGAAATTGAACCTAAAAAAATAATAGGTTACCAAAAAAATAAATAATTGTATCATGGAAATAATAAATAAAAATCAAGATTTAGAAAAAATCACTAAGCATAAAAAAAAAATTATTCAATTGCAAGCAAAACAAAGAGAGAGAGAAAAATTATACCGAAAAGTTAAAATAAATGATAGAACTTTTATTTTAACAAAAAAACCCGATAATAAAATTAATAAATCACAATATGAATTTAATAAAAATATAAAAAAATAAATTATGGGACATATATGCACCGAAGAATCTTTTTTAATTAATGCATCTAAAATTAAAAGTAAATGTTTTATTTGTTTACACATATCCTATCTAAGAATAGGTTGGGTTGGCGAAAAATGTGATATATGCGATTCATGTATTGATCCATTTGATATTTGCATATCGGATATAGTGAAATTAAGGCGTGAAAAAATGGAGTTAAGTAGAAAAGAAATGTCAAAATTAACTGGTTATTCTAAATCAACTATAAAACGGTATGAATATGTACATTGCAGTGAAAATTATTATAAATTAACTGGACGGTTAATAAAAAAACATTTTAAAAACTTAATTAAGAATAGTATTTTTTAATTATAAATTAGTATATTTGTTGTAGGAATATAGTTAATTTAGTCTAATGAAAACACACACACAATTAAAATATGCAGTTGCCCTGGCACTTCCTCTACTGAGTTAGCTGTATTCCTAACAGGGTGACTGCTTCATATATTAAGAATTATGAAGGATTATTTTTCACACGATTACTACGCTAGAAATGACAAAGAGCTTGTTAAAGTTTTAATGAAACATAAACTTGAGGGCATTGGGCTTTATTGGTGTTTAATTGAAATGCTTTATGAAGAAGGCGGCTATTTATTATTTACTGAATACGAACGTATTTCATTCGAATTACGAACAAATAACGAACTTATAAAATCACTATTATTTGACTTTGATTTATTTAAAAAAGATGATAAAAAGTTCTGGTCAGAAAGTGTTATAGATAGATTGAATTTAAGGGCTGCGAAAAGTGAAAAGGCACGTGAAAGTATTAATAAACGTTGGGAAAAATACGAACGTAATACGAACGTAAAACAATCGAATATAAAACGTAATACTATTAAAGTAAAGGAAAGTAAAGTAAAGAAAAAGAAAGTAAATATATTTATACCTCCAATTTTAGATGATGTTAAACAATATTTTAAAGAAAACGGATATAAAGAAGATACTGCAATTAAAATGTTTAAATCATATTCAATAAATGACTGGAAAGATTCAAATGACAAGCCAGTTAAAAATTGGAAACAAAAAGCTATTAATGTTTGGTTTAAAGATGAAAATAAAATAAATACACAAATAAAAACGGGTATTAATTTAAGAAAACAATTACAAAATGAAAAACCAATTAGATAATCAATTATCATTAGAAGGTTTTGAAACTAAAAAACCTAAACAACATATTAATATGAATGATAGAATGAAATTTATAGTTTTTGGTATTGAAGAAAACTTACCTGGTTTAATGGAATATATAAAAAGACAAAAATGAATAATTATTTTGAATACGGTAAAATACCTCCGCAAGCTGTGGATATGGAAGAAGCTGTATTAGGAGCTTTAATGTTAGAACAAGATGCTATTTATGAAATATGTGATTTTTTAAAACCAGATAGCTTTTATAAAGAAGCTCATCAAATAATATATAAAGCTGCAATAGAATTAAATACAAAGTCAAATCCTATTGATATATTAACAATAACAGAACAATTAAGATTATCAGGCAAATTAGATCAAATTGGTGGCCCTTTTTATATTATACAACTTACTAATAGTATTGCTTCTGCATCAAATATAGAGTTTCATTCTAGAATTATTTATCAGAAATTTATACAAAGGGAATTAATAAGGGTTTCATCGGCCATACAAAATATGGCCTTTGATGAATCAATTGAATTAGAAGATTTAATAGATTATTCTGAAAATGAATTATATCAAGTGACTGATTTTAATATTAAAAAAGATGCCGTTATTTTAAAAGAAGCTATAAGAGATAAGATTAAAGAAATCGAAATAATACAAAAGCAAAAAAATAAATTAACTGGTATTCCTTCTGGTATAACAAGGGTGGATAGAATTATTTCAGGATGGCAAAAAACTGATTTAATAATTATAGCAGCTCGGCCATCAATGGGAAAAACTGCTTATGCGCTTAATTGTGCTAAAAATTCAAATGTGCCAACTGCTTTATTTTCATTAGAGATGTCAACAAATCAATTAACAGGGCGATTAATGTGTATTGATTCAGAATATACACCAACTAATTTAAGAGATGGTAATATAGAATGGGAAATATTGGATAATCATTTAAACAAAATAGTCGATTTGCCTATATATTTAGATGATACGGCGGCATTATCTTTAATGGAATTAAGGGCTAAAGCAAGAAGATTAAAAATGAAATATGATATTCAATTGATAATAATTGATTATATTCAATTAATGACAAATTCGAATGAACAAAATAAAAAAAGTAGAGAACAAGAAATATCAAGTATATCCAGGGGGCTAAAGGTTTTGGCAAAAGAATTAGATATACCTATTATTGCATTAAGCCAAATGAACAGAGGTGTTGAAAACAGAAGTAGTAAAAGACCTCAGCTTTCTGATTTAAGAGAATCAGGAGCTATTGAGCAAGATGCAGATATTGTAATGTTTTTACATAGGCCTGAAAAATATGGAATTTTTCAAGATGATGAGGGTAATTCGCTTGTTAATATTGTCGAAATTATAATATCTAAACATAGGAATGGAATGTTAGATGATATAATAGTAAAGGTTAATGATAATAGTCTTACAAAATGGGATGTTGAAGATATTGTAATATTTGATAATTATTTAGAAGTAAATAAAGAATTCGAAAATGACATGTTTTAATTTTTTTGAAGAAAAATAATGTTTTGATATAACTAAATTTATGGACGAAGTTTATGAAACTATAAGTAATAAATTTACACGAAAAGAATTTGATATGTTATTTTTTACTAAATTTTTAGAATTTTATTATGCAGGTAAAGAAGCCGGTAAAAATAATATCTTATTAATAAATAAAAATTAAAAAATACTCATGCCAAAAATAGACATAGCAAAAAGAGCACAATGTTTAATCTTAATACAATACTATATCGCTTTATGGTGTATAGGTTGTGTTAGCAAATCGTTTTATTATGCACTACACACAAAATTTAGAAATAGGAATAGTTTACTGGTTAGAAGACTATACAGCTCCTAAGGTATTTACTGGCTTGATATTCGAATGTTTGCTTACTGACCAAAAAATACCTGCACACGCAAAAATTAAAAAGAGTACTGAAACTCATTTAAAAGATTGGAAGCACGAAATTTATAAACCTGAACGATTCGGTTTATAAATGTTTGCTAACGGCTCGGCTATGTTTAGTTGGGCATTAATAGCACTAAATTATCAATATAAAGTAAAGCAAAATGGAAGCAAAAGAGTTTGAAGAGGCAGTAAACGCCCAATTAAATATAGGTATTGTTAGCGGTATGTTGCGGTTTATTAACGCACTTCGCCAAACAGATAGGTATATTGAAATGATTTATATGAATGGTGCGTGTTATCAATTTCACTTGTTGCTAAAAACATTCTTCCCAGAAAGTGAGGCTTTTATAAGCAAAGAAAAAGACCACGTAATAACTAAATACAATGGACGATATTATGATATTACAGGCGAAGTTTCTGGAAACTGGTATACACCAATAACCGAAAGTGAAATTGATAGGGCTAGTGCGTGGAGCTTCTACAAAACAAAAGTAATACAGATTGGCGAATGTCCATTTTGCGAAGAGCCGATAGTGGTGTAGCAATTACCGCTAACGTTGGTATATGGTTTGAAAGCCAACTGCAAACGCTGATTAAATGAACGAATATTAACATGGCTTTTTAACTATATACGTTGTTGTGTGTAGTACTTTAAGCCGCAAAACTTAAATAAAATGGAAATTTCAAAAAGTAGATTAAAAGAATTAGAGTTGATTGAAGCTAAAATGCGTGCGTTGGAATGCGCTGGAGTAGATAACTGGGAAGGTTATGGAATAGCTATGGAAGAAATTGAAGAGCGTGAGCGTGTGGATAACGCAATAGAAGATGCTGCCGAAAAAGCATTGCAAGTGTTAGAAGAAAGCTTGCATGAACCGAGTGAGCGTGGGGCTGGATTTTCCACAACAGAAGCAGCGCAAGAGGATGCGTTTGAAATACTAAAGAATTGCTTAATTGAGCTTAGTAAGTAGTATTACACACAACGGTTTTAATAAACACAGTTTGGCAGCCTACCGAACTTTAAACAATGGCAGAACCTTGCCCCTGCCATATTGGGTTTATTTATTGTTAGGGCGAGTTAATTTTTAGATATGGAACTTATAAATATTGCAGACCTTAAAAACCCGAAAACTGGGAAAACTTATAGAGAAGAAAATAACGCTAAACAGCACAAGTATAAAGTAGATGACTTGGTTGAAATTATAGCTTGGGATGAAGATTGTGAATATGCAGGAATGAGACTGTATATAATTGGATGCGTTAGAGATTGTGACGGAACTCCATTATATGTACTTGGAAGCAAAGGGATGGAACTTTGGCAGAAAGCATTTGTAAAAGCAAACACCTGCTATAATTTCAATTCTTTTTCGGGTTTTGGTGAAGATAGCCTTAAACTTATTAAGTCGGCTTAATTCGCCCTAATGTTGAGTGTTTGGGTAGTTGGGATTACTTGCACTACCCTACCAAATATTGATAAACTTAAAATTGAAATGCAATGAAACAAGATAACACAAAATCCCAATTACCTAAACATATTGTTAGCAGCCGTACTACTAAGGTTGAAATAACTGTATGTAAAGGATGTAAGCATGATGGTAAAGTGTGGTTTGAAAAGCCATGCATTGAGTGTGGGCACATAATGAAAGACAGAGCAATAAGATATGAAAAGTAGCCTTGTATGGCTGCTAACGGCAACTTATATGTTGTCGAATTTTGCAACCAGAATGAGATAAATTAACAATTAGAGATAAAATAAATTAATAACCACTCACCTACAATTACTAAAAAATTTGCAATATATAAATTGTTAGGTTTTCGTTTTGTGCGGTGGGGTAAAAACAAGATTATGAGTACAGAAAAAATACCATGTAAAAAATGCGGAGGAGAAGCAGAAATAGACAAAGAATGTGGAGACAATGGCAGTTCGTTTAACGGTGTTGCTTTTAGGCTTGAATGTTCTAAATGTGGCTATCGTAGTCATGAAAACTACATACGGTCACAGCATTTTGCAATTGAGGCGTGGGAGTCTGATAACCGTGTGGCGGTGGCAAATGAAACCTAACGGTTTGCATAAGAATTGAAGCCGACACTACAACGTTAATTTGAAATAATAAGCTTCCAAAGGCTTTTATTTTTATGCGTTGTTATACACTGGCGTTTAATCACTTACCTACATTTGAAACACGGAAGTAATAATTATTTTTTAGGGAGGGGTTCTTTTTTTACCTTTATATTAGGATATTAAATATATTACCCTTATATTTGGATATTGTTTAACGAAAAACTAAGATTATGAAAACTGAAATTAAAGAAGCAAAACAAGCCCTTATCAAGCTAATGTGTAATGAGGCTGAGCGTATTATTAATAATAGTATAAAAACAAACGCTTATTGTAGTTGCGGTTGGGTTGATTATATTGAAGATGATTTAATCCAATATGAAATAATAGGTGCTTATGTTTCGGTTGGTGGTGTTGTGTGTTTAGTTCATAAAACTGGTAGCGAAGGAGAAAGTAAAGGCAGAATTACGATAATGGAGCAAATACAAGACATTCAAAAATTAGAATGGATCCTAAAAGGATTAGAAGAAAATAATGAAAGGATTAAAAAACCTGCATCATTATTTGATACATGCAATATGGCTAACTATTTAAGCGGAGCTTCATGTTAGAATGGCTAAGAAAAAATAAAGACTCGTTAAGCCTTAGAGGAATAGAACGACAATTAAAGATGCCCGACACTACTTTAGTAAAAGCTGTTAACGGCTCTCAAAAACTTGCTAAACATTGGGAAGAACCATTAAACCAATTCCTAAACAATTTGAAAAATTGTAAGAGCGAAGGCAAAAAATAATTATGGCAAGGTTGCACAGGTGTTGATTAAATGAACGAAACTTTCTTACGCTTGTGTATAACGTTGGTATAAGATTAGTTGCGTGTTAGATGCACGACTTTCGCAAACTACTAAAAATTGATTAAAAGTAAATACATTAAATAACCCAATAACGTAGCAATTAATTTTATACGTTGTTATAAAACGTTTTTAACGATGGAAATTATAAAGAAAACCAAAAAAGTAAAAGGATGTTGGAATGAATGTCCATTCTACACGACATCAGGAAATGCTATGAAATGTGGTCATCCATATTTTGAAAAGCTTAAAGACCCATACAAGTGTATGATAATAACACACGAGAATAGCCGTGACGGAAATATCCCAAATGAATGTCCACTGAAAAAAGAAGAAATTAAATTGACAACAATAGTGCGGTTGGCAAATGTTTTATAACGTTTTGGGTATGGCAATGTAATTTTACGGATTTGAAACACTAAAAAACTATATTATGAAAAAAGAAGTAAAAAAATTATTAATTGAATTTGAGAATCAGATTACCGAGAGAGATAATACAATTGGTGAAATACAAGAAAGTATTAACAATTACACAGAAAAGATAGTAAAATTATTTGCTATACCCGTTGTTAGCAACCGAAGGGAACTGTTAATTGCCTTTCGTGAATGGATTAATGAGGACGAGGAAATGCACCTGTACATACCAGAAAGACACGTAGATAGATTTATTGAAGGCAATTTATAGTTGCTAATGTTGATAATATGGCAAGTAGCCATAAATAGCACAAAACTTTGAATACAGTAAAATGATTATAAACATGCAAATAGTGACAAATACAAGCCTAACTTGGCTATTTGCTATATTTATTGTTAGGCACAGTGGTTTATGAAAAAAGAAGTAGAATATAGAATTAGAGAATATTGCGGAGCATTTGAGATACAAATACGAGGATATGAAGAAAAAGGAATGCTTTGGTGGAAACGCAAAGAATGGAGTTGGTACAGAACAAATGCGTGGGGTGGTGTGATACAAACTTGGCCGATACTACAACCATTTAGTAAAAGCTTTAAAACATTAGAGGCAGCACAAAAGCGTGTGGAGGAATGGAAGAAAGGTGCAACTTACCATTGTGCCTAACGGCTGGCGGTATGGGTATGTTTGCCCCACGCACCGCACCAGACTTGAATTGAAATACTTAACTTAAAAAAATTATGATACAGAAATTAATAACAAAGTATGAAAATCTTTCTAAAGCATTGGAAGGATTTGAAACAAAAGAATTAGTTGATAATTTTTTGGCAGATTTGCACAAACTTAAATCGGAGGACGGCAAATTACCTATACCGCATGTTAGCGGCTGGCTGAATATTGAAGATGAAAAGCCAGAAATAGGTGATAGAATTAGATATAAAGGAAATATAGATTGGGTAGAAGCTGAATATATAGGAGTAGGTAAGGTGATGAGGGATGACGGATTAATGGATAAATTTGAATTGTGGAGGCCAGCTTGCCGCTAACGGCAACTTGTAAGTGCTGGCCGTTGTTGAAAATAGCACAAAATTATGAACGTGAATATAAATTATAAATAACCGAGCGATGGCAGATATTAAAGATGTAAAAGTGACAATTAGCGGAGTTTCAATGAATGGAGAAACTTACTTTAAATTATTAAGGTTGATTAAAAAACACGAACCTGAAATATGGGATGAGATTAAAGACACCGTATTTGATAGTTTAGATAGTGCGGCTGTGAAAGCTGATGCGAGCGCAAACGGCTTGCATTTACAAAATGTTATAAACTGGCGTTTTTGGAACGATCCAATAAATAACAGAATTGTAGGTTTTGTAGTTGGTTTAATCTTAGGTGTGCTTATTTACGCTTGTTTATAATGGATGGCTGTATGGTTATGTAAGCCGACCACACAGCCCCAAATCAACGCACAAAACTATCCGGCTTATTAACTATACAGCGTGTTGTACGCTTTTAAAATTACGACTTATGGCACAACAGACAACAAAATACGGAAAAAGTAAATACAAATATGTACAGCAGTGTGCTCAAACTACTGATAAAAATTACTGGATGATAACACTGCCAAATGTTTGCAGAAAAACTTATGATACAGAAAGAGAAGCTGCAATTGCGGTAGATAAATATTTGATAGGAAAAGGCAAAGAACCATTAAATATACTAGTACGTAAGTAATTTTTATTGCGTACAACGGACAGCAATAAGGCATCGTTTTAATGTGCTTTATTGCGTGTTATGTACTGGCGCATTATCAGCCACTTAGCACGCTACGAAGAAAGGTAATTTTATTATTTTTTGTGTGATGGCAAAAATATTTTAATTAAAATAGAAAAATAAACACTATAATTCTTGTTTATTAGAAACATAATAACTATATTTACGTATAATTAAAAAAATCACATAATATATGAAAACATTTGCAGTAGAATTAAGTAGTAAGGGGCGAAATTGTAAACTTGCTCAAAAATTATTTCCAGAAGGAAAAACAATGTTTATTGATGCCACAACTAAAGATAATGCAAAACACAGAGCGATTAATAAACTCAATTGTTTAATAAATTTTCCAGATTTAAGTAATTTAAAAGCTACACAAATATGAAATTATTACATAGACATAAATGGATTATGATAACTCCTTCTGAAAGAAAATGTATTAAATGTGGAAAACATCAAGCAAGAGTTATATATCCATTTGAATCATCAATAATATTTTGGGAAAATAAAAATGAAAACAATACTATATATTGATTGGTATAAAAAGCAAATTATGCCGTTTGGTAATTTAAAAATTATGTGTGATGAATTAGGTTATAATTATCATACTTTAAAAGGTAAAAAATTTCCGATACATTTAGATTGGCAATTAGAAGTTAGAAAACTTGATGTTAAAAGAGGAGGTAGGAAGAAAAAATAATAAAATTACTCCCACTGAACTTTATTAGATGTACTGCTTTGCGCTTGTACATAACGGTGGGTATATGACCAGTGCGAATAAACCTACAAATTTCGATACGAGAACAGGAGTTCCTGTTTTAAAAATTTTTAGGGGGCATTTTTTAACATTAATATAAATAAATTATGGAAAAAATAGAAGCTTTTAAATGCGATTACTGTAATAAAATTTATAAAAGGTCAAATGATTGCATAAAACACGAAAAAGCATGTAAAGAAAATCCTAATAATAAACATTCGTGTTTTAATTTTTGTAAACATTTAATAAAAGAAACTGAAACATCTGAAGATGGTGAGTATTTAAGTATAGATTTTTATTGTAAAGTAAAAAATATACAAATGTATTCATATAAATTAGAATCACCTTGGCGTTATGGTAAATTAAGAATAAAATCAATAATTAAAAATGGAGGTGAAAGAATGCCTTTAAAGTGTGATAGATATTTATGCAAAGACTTATATGAATTTTTTACTGTAAAAAATGATGATTTTTTAAAACCTCCACAGCCATGTACTTATTGTCCAAAATATAATATTTGTGATGAAACTAAAAAATAATTTTTGAAAAAAATTAAAGAGCGTTGGCAAAATTTTTAAAGCACTTGCAGAAACTTAATACGAAGCTACACGGTAAGCATTGGTTATATACCGTGTTAGCAAATCGTTTTAATGTTTGCTAACGTTGAGAATATGGCAAGTAGCCATAAATAGCACAAACTTTGAATACAGTAAAATGATTATAAACACGCAGATAGTGACAAATGCACGCCTAACTTGGCTATTTGCTATATTTATTGTTAGGCAACGTAATTATGATAGGACTAAATTTGCCTTGGATATTAGCCCACTTAATAGGTGACTACTTGCTACAAAATGATTGGATGGCAGGTAACAAAAAGAAAAGCGACTTTGCGTGTAGTGTACACATTTTAACGTACATGATACCGTTTATATTTACAGAACTAAGTTTAATACAACTATTGCTTATTGCAGTACAACATTACATACAAGACCGAACACATTTTGTAGCTTGGTTTTGCAGGGTGACTGGTAAATTCCAGAATGATTTTAGCAAATTTTGGGGGCATGTGATAGTTGATAACGTTATACATATACTTTGGATGGCAGCAGTAGCGCATTATGTTGCCTAATGGTCGGCAATATGAAAAGTGCCGACTACAAAGAACTAATTTATCAATTAAAAATAAAGTAAATATGAAAACAAGAACTTCAATTTTAGCACACTTTAAGGCATTTTTTATATTGCTTGTTAGCGGCTGGCGTTCATATATTTTTTATCCACCGCAAACAGATATGACAGCAGAATATATTGTAATGCTTGAAAACAGAACAATACACCATTTAATGCACTTTAAATTTACCGATGGTAGTGAGAAGTGGGAAAATAGATATAAAAGCAGTCCACCACCAAGTAATAAAATAATATATTGGAAGCCAATGCCGAAGCCTTTCTTCGCTTGCCGCTAACAATTGTATAAAGTCAGTTCAAAATTTTAAACTTAACATAAATGTCTGATAGATCGCTTATTATAAAAGATAGATTATTTGCATGTATTCATAAGGGAGAGCTAAATAATGATGATTTGGTTCAAATTTTTGAACACGTTGCTATTATTTTAAATATTAAAACATTATCACAATATGCCAAAGATGAAAATATAAGCTATCAGGGGGCAATAAAACGAAAATTAAAAATTTATAAATTTAATGGTTTAAAACTTGTAACCGATAATTATTAAATTTGCAATTCTAATTAATATTTTATATTTTTGAACTATGCAATTTAGAATAAATACATATAAAATTTTAGCAATAGTCCTATTTGTAATAATTTTATGGCTTTTATTGGCTAATAAAATGTATTCTCAACAAATTTATATATTTGAAGGTGATACAATAGGCAAGAAAGAAATTTGTAAAAATCATATTCCTTCCAGAATTTTTTATTTAAGAGATATTATTTACACAAAAAAATATCCTTATGATTCATGTAAATGCGTATATGTAGATGAGTTTACTACCGGAATAGCAACATTAAGAAAAACTTATTTAATAAAACCTAATTGCAGGCCATTTAGACGTAAATGTTTAAGATGCGGAGAATTATATATTGCAAAACCTGATACTTTCATTATAAAATAATGATTAAAAACCTAGAAGAACAGGAAGCTTTAATAAGGTTAATAGATAATTTCCAAAATAGCAAGTTATTAATGGATTTAATAACCGAGCTTTATGGTGATAATTTAATTTACAGATTTTATAATAATAACAGGCATAAATATATTTTTGATATAAAAAAAATTCACCATGCAAATACAGGTTAGAAATTTAAAGAATAAAAAAGTTTATGATTTAAGGGAAATAATAATAGGTGATGATAAAAAGCCATTAATGGTAAAATATATAATACCAATAACTAATGAAGATGGTAATGTATTTTTAAAAACTGATATATTAAAAAAAGGAGAAATTGAAATAATTTATTTAAATTAATGCAATATACTAAAAAACAGCAGTATTTAATAAAGACAACCCAATCACTTATAGATTATCATATAGACTGGGCATGTTATCAAAAAAATAACAAAGCATTGAGTGGATGTGGTTATGATTGGCATTTAGAAAGGATTCAATATTATTTTGAATTATCTGGATATTTAAAAAATTCGATTTTAATTGAGCCTCCAATACCTACATTTGGAAATTTAGATATTGAGGAATTAGAAAAAGATTTGGAATTAGCAGAAATAAAAAATTTACATTACCAAAACTTAAAAATTAATTAATTATGGCACAACAATTTAATGATAAAGAGAAAAAACAATTTAAGAAAGAAATTAAAGTTGTTTTAAAAGCAATTGAAGAGCTGAGTACTAAAGACGCTGTAAGATTGAATAATGAAAGATTAAGCCTCAACATTGATGCGAAAAATTGTATTAAAGCAATTGAAACGCATTTTGATGAATCACAAATAAATTAAATAAAAGTGGAGAAACCAAATAATTTACAATCGTAAGCAATAGAGATTATCGTTTACTCCACTTTATTTTAAAAATTATGAATAACTATTACGACATATATTATGAAATAGGAGGCCAGCAAGGCGTTGAGCGTATGTGTGGAATATCAAAAGAATATGTTAGAGAGTTGTTTTTTATAAAAAGCAAAAAAAGAATAAAGGAATATAATTTACCAGCTGGGCATGAAGACGATGTGTTAAATAGTTTTTTCATTAAAAAAATTATACCTTTAAACAATGTAAATGAAGATCAAAAATTAGGATATTTAATATTTGGATGTGCATTAATTATTATAGGTTTAATAATTTGGTTATTTACTTAAATAATATGAAAAATTAATATTTATAAAATTACATGAAAAAAAATAAAAAACACCAAATAAATACAGTACAAGATATGATAAAGTGTACTAATAAAAATAATTTAGATAATTTTCTGATTGATCTAAAAAACGTAATTAAAACAGCTCATTTTTTACAAGATTTTTCTAATGTATTTGCAGAAAATATGGGAATGCCTAAAAAATATGCTAAAATAGAATCCGCCGGGTTTGAGTGGATTGATGACGGGGAACATAATATCTAAATAGGAACTAAAGAAAAGAAATAAAAGAAGGAATAAACAAAAAAACGTAAGTGAAAAAACAAAAAACTTATTACTAAATCATATTTATATAGACGGTGTTTTACAAAATAATACTCAGAGGATAGGGATATTTTATTGACAGAAAAAATTATTTTTATTTTCAAACTTAATATATAAATATATGAAAATTTATGAACCAACAGGTAGGGCAAGAGAATATAGCCCATTAGCACTGAATTATTACAAAGGATGTCCTCATAATTGTAAGTATTGTTATGTTCCCAACATGTTAGGACGATTTAATAGTAATTATAATCATAAAATTATTTTTATTCCAGATGAAAAAGGATTTAAAGAACTTGAAAAATCTGCACAAAAAAATAAAGGATGTCATCAGATATTACTTTCATTTACCGGAGACCCTTATTGTGGTATTAATCCTGAAATAACTACTAAGGTATTAACAATTTTAAATAAGTATAATCACAAAGTGGCAATCCTTACTAAGGGGGGTAAAAATATATTAAAAGATTTAGAACTTATTAAATTATTTGGTAGTAGAATTAAAATAGGTGCTACATTAACATTTGACAATAATAAAGATTCTTTATATTGGGAATCTGGGGCAGCCTTACCAATTGAAAGAATTAATATATTAGAAATATTAGCAAATAATGGGATAAAAACCTGGGCAAGTTTTGAGCCTGTTATATTTCCAGAACAGTCATTAAATTTACTATCAAAAGTAGTTGAGTTTATTGATCATGTTAAAATAGGTAAAATAAATAATTATAAAGGAATTGATAAATCAATTGATTGGTCAAAATTTATATTTGAATCAGTTAGAATATTAAGACAATCAAATATGAATGATAAATTTTATATTAAAAAAGATTTGTTAATTCATAACAAAGGAGTTTATTTATCTGGAAATGAGACAAATGAAGATTATTTGAATTTATAATTTTGAAATGATATAAATAATTTATAATTTTGTTTAATTGATTTGAAATTGATTTGATAAATATGCCAAATCCTCAAAATATAAAACCTCCTGTTAAAGGAGAAATAAGAAATCCAAAAGGGAAACCAAAAGGAACTAAAAATAGGGCTACATTATTACGACAATGGATTGAGGCTAATACTAAAGTTAAAGACCCTACAAGTGGAAAAGAAATTAAAGGAACATTTGAAGATAAGATTGAATTGGCCATAATATTAAAAGCATTAAAAGGAGATGTTGCAGCATATAAAGAAATAAAAGATACTTTGTATGGAAAAATAGCCGAAAAGGTTGAGACTAAAAGCATAGATATAAAAGGGATAACATTTGATGAATGATATTATATATATCGACAAAAACAATAAGTTAAATTTAAGTCGTTTACATCAAACTCAAAAGGACTTTATAAAATCAAAACATTTACATTCAGGAATAGTTGGAGGATACCAGAGTGGGAAGAGTTTAGCCGCATCGGTTAAAGTTGTAACTAAATTACTGCAAGCCCCAGGAGTTCCAATAGCTTATTACTTACCTACCTATGGTTTGATAGAAGATATGTTAATTCCTAAATTTGATAATATATTTGAAAGCATAAAAACCGTACATAAGCACAATAAAGCAGAGAGTAAGTTAATAACACCTTACGGTGAGATATGGATGAGATCAATGGATACACCTGACAGGATTGTTTCTTATTCAGTCGGATATTCGTTAATAGATGAGGTTGATGTTGTTCACCCTAATAAGAGGATTGATGCAATTAAAAGGATAAGCAGCCGGAACTCATTTAAAAAGTCAACAAAGAACTGTATTGACTTTGTTAGCACCCCGGAGGGTTATGCTTATATGTATAATTTTTTTGTTAAACAAGCTAATATCAATAAAAAGTTATATCAATTAGATACCTTAGATAATGCTGATAATTTAGGTGATGGATATATTGACGGCTTACGGGAGTTATACGATGATATACAATTAAAAGCTTATTTACACGGTGAATTTGTTAACCTAACATCAGGAACGGTATATTATAAATTTAACCGGAAAGAAAATCATTCAGATGAGTATTTTAAAGAAAATGATACGTTGTATATTGGAATGGATTTTAATATAGGAAATATGCACGCTGTTACTCATGTTATAAGATCACAACCTATTGCAGTTGATGAAATTACCAAAGTATATGATACTGAATCAATGATAAATGTAATTAAAGAACGTTATAAAAACAATAAAATTATAATATATCCAGATTCAAGTGGTAAGAATAGGTCAACTAATGCAGATACTACCGATATTGAGCAATTGAAACAAGCTGGTTTCATTGTAAAATATAGGTCAACTAACCCGGTTGTTACAGACCGGATAAAAAATATGAATAGGATGTTTTGCAATGGCAATGGAGATAAAAACTATTTTGTAAATACTCGTACTTGCCCAGAATATACGGAAGCATTAGAAAGAATGCCAAATGATAAGAATGGGATACCTGATAAGTCTAGTGGATTTGATCATATAACTGAGGCTGGTGGATATTTTATTTATTATGAATATCCTTTAATTTCACCAAGTGATTTAATAAATGAAAACAATCTAAACAATATATTTAAAAATGATAACGATTAAAGTAACCGATAAACATATATTAATTGCTGTATGGGATGGCCTTAAATTGATTAAGTTTAAGAAATACAGTAACGAGTATGTAAAGAAGATAACACTTGCTGTAATGAAGCTAAAACAGTCAATGAATGATGTTGTTTATTTCGATACAACCGGTGAATTTAATAAATATTTTTATGGAGCTTTACGAATTAAACCAGATAGACAACCAATAGGCAGAGAAAATTATAAAAATTTTAAACATCAGCTTTATT